TCAGTCGTGCAGGTGTTCGGCGGCGTGCAGGGTATTTTCCAGCAGGCAGGCGCGGGTCATCGGCCCGACGCCGCCCGGCACCGGGGTGATCCAGCTGGCGCGTTGCGCTGCCACTTCGTATTCCACGTCGCCGACCAGGCGGCCGTCGGCCTGGCGGTTGATGCCGACGTCGATGACGATGGCGCCTTCCTTGATCCACTCGCCCTTGACCAGTCCCGGCTTGCCGGCAGCGACCACCACCAGGTCGGCGCGCGACACATGGTCGGCCAGGTCGCGGGTGAAGCGGTGGGTCACGGTGACGGTGCAGCCACCCAGCAGCAACTCCAGAGCCATGGGCCGGCCGACGATGTTCGAGGCGCCGACCACGACCGCATCCATGCCGTACAGGTCGGCGCCGGTGCTGGCGAGCAGGGTCATGATGCCTTTCGGGGTGCAGGGGCGCAGGAGGGGCATGCGCTGGGCCAGGCGGCCGATGTTGTAGGGATGGAAACCGTCCACGTCCTTGTCCGGGTGGATGCGCTCCAGCAGCAGGGAGGCGTCCAGGTGGGCGGGCAGGGGTAGCTGGACCAGGATGCCGTCGATGGCGGGGTCGTCGTTCAGGCGGTCGATCAGGGCCAGCAGGTCGTCCTGGCTGGTTTCGGCGGGAAGATCGTAGGCCTGGGAGAGAAAGCCGACTTCCTCGCAGTCCTTGCGCTTGTGCGCCACATAGACCTGAGAGGCCGGATCGGTGCCGACCAGGATCACCGCCAGGCCGGGAACGCGCAGGCCTTGCTGGCGGCGCTCGGTCACGCGTTGGGCTATCTGCTGGCGAAGGTTGGCGGCGATCGCTTTGCCGTCGATCAGTTGTGCGGTCATGTCGGAAGGGTAACCATCGAATCGGGTGGAAAAAGGACGCGCATTTTCGCATGGACGCCGCCCGGGGCAAAGGAGGCGACCCGTGGATTTGCCGTAACTCCTTTATATAGCTGAATTTTTTTAAAAAACCCGTTGACGGCCTTTCGCCCCCTGTATAACATGCGCCCCGCTTGCCGAGCACAGCCGGACGCAGGGTAAGAGGTAAAGCAAGTCGGTTGCTGACTTTGTGATTGCCAGAGCTTAAAGTTTGCGCTCAGCATTGAATGCAGATGAATAAAGCGCCCGTAGCTCAGCTGGATAGAGCATCCGCCTTCTAAGCGGATGGTCGCAGGTTCGAGTCCTGCCGGGTGCGCCATTCGGCGAATCGGCAAGAAGCAGGCGATGTTTTACCGCAAGTCGTAATATGGTGGGCGTAGCTCAGTTGGTAGAGCACAGGATTGTGGCTCCTGGTGTCGTGGGTTCGATTCCCATCGTCCACCCCATATTCCGAAGCGCCAGGCCCGGGGCCTGGCGTTTTCATTTCCAAGCAGTGTCCCGCGGACGTGGTGGAATTGGTAGACACACTGGATTTAGGTTCCAGCGCCGCAAGGCGTGAGAGTTCGAGTCTCTCCGTCCGCACCACCTTCTAAATCAAGTGTTTACGAGCTTCAGCGGCCCTCCATGTAGATGCGCTGGATTATCAGCGTGAACAGAACGTGAAATGCGGCCTTCACGGACTTGATCAAGAACCCCAACAGCATCCCTTACTCTGGCCGGAGCAAGGTGGGCATATCGTTCAGTCATCGCGACTGTCGAGTGTCCGAGCAGATCCCGAACATCCGCCAACGGAACGCCTGCGCTTACCAGCCATGCCGCGCAGGTGTGGCGCAGGTCGTGAATCGTAAAGTCCGCAATCTTCGCTGCCTGGCAGGCCTGCTTGAAGCCGGCTGATAGCGAAACCACTCGATCACCGTTAGCGCGCGCAAAGACCCAGGGGCATTCCGGACTGGTCTCGGATCTGAATGCCATTCGTCGCTTTAACGCTGCCATCGCACCTTCGTTGATCGGTATGCTCCGGCGCTTGCCTGCCTTCGTGTGGGATGCCTCCAAGTAGATCAGTCGATTGGCGAAATCCACTCTGCGCCACTCCAGGCCAAGCATTTCCTCCCGCCGGCATCCGGTGTTTACCGCTAGGCGGATGAAATCCTCGAGCATCGGGCCAAACTTCTGGACGCGCGCGGCGCGGCACAGGGCCTCGACCTCCGCCCTGGTCAGCCAACGATCACGTCCCTCGGCTTCGCGCATCTTCCGCCCCTTCACCGGGTTAGGAAGGGCCCACTCCAGTTCTGTGTTGCAGTGGTTGATCGCCGCGGACAGTGCGGCGAGTTCTCGGTTGATGGTTGCCGGGGATGCGCCGGCATCCAACCGATGCGCTCCGTATCCCCGGATGTCCTGGCCCCCTAGATCGTTGACCACGCGTCCGGCAAAATACTCGCGCAGCGGCTTTATGCGGTGCACGGTCGTTTCGTAGCTGCGCTGATGCTGGCGAGCGTGCTGCAGGTACGGAATGATCACCTCCTCAAAGGTCCTGGGCGGATTAACGCCCATTTCCTTTTCCTTCCACGCTTTCGCGCGCTCCTGTTGCTCTAGTGCTTTCGCCGCCGAGTAGTCGGCAGTTCCAGAAGAGCGTCTAACAAGCTTTCCTGTTGCTGATTTGAAAGAGATCCACCAGTAGGCGGAGTCGTTTCTCTTGTACGGCATACTTCCTCCGGTACGCCGACCGCGTCGCGCATGCTAGCAGCGGCTTCCTCTTCAAGCATCTGTTCGAGCTTTTCCTTGTGGACTCGGATGGTCTTTTTGAACCTGACCACCGGGATCAGCTTTTCGTCCGCGTAGCGGTACGCGGTCCTGCGGCTCACGCCGAGAATGCCGGCGGCCGCCTCAACTGAAATCAAAGACATAGCGAGACCTTGGCCGATCAACGGCATCGGGTTGGCGGGTAGAATTCGTGGAGGCTTGGCCGGGCAGGGCGCCCGCATCGGGCAATATGGGGGTTAACTGCTCGGTCAGGCCTTCTGGTAGGATTTGAACGCCCAGCCGGGCGGGCCTCAGGAAGAGGCCCTAGTGGGCCCGGCTGGGCTACTTGATCTTGATTTCGCCGTTGAACGGGATAAGGAGTTCCCGGAACTCACGCATCTCAGGGACGGTTACGCCGTATCCGAGCAGTTCCCCGTCCTCTCTGATGAACATGTGGGCGTCGATGCGCAGCCTCAGATGCTCCAGGGCCTGAAGCCGTTCGGCGTGGCTGAGCGTCGACAGTAGCGACTTCCATGCGAACTCTGCGCTGCGATCCACATAGTCTCCGAACTTGTCCCTCTCGAAAGAGCGGCGAGGAAACTTTCCCTTGTTCGTTTCTTCGAACATAGCGCGGAGGTTCGTGCCTTGCCTTGCTGATGGCCCTGACTCAAACAAATCCACCGCCAGTTTGCATCCATCCCAGGCAGCCTGTGTGTGGCTGTCCGAATATCGGATGTCGCCCCAGGCGTCAACATAGGCGGTCAGGTCGAATACGCCGGCCATGCGTTTCTCGAATTCCTCCCGTTTCATCACTCCGTACCTCCAACCTTCCTGGCCTTTAGCATGGCGTCGGCGGTCTCATAAGCTACTGCGGCCATGTCACTGATGACGTCACTTCCGCTATGAAACCTGCCGACCATGGTCTCGTTCCAAAGAACCTGCTGAAGCCCGCAGATAACTTGCGCCGCGAAGTAGTCTCGTAGCGACATTCCGCTTTGAGGCCCAAAGCCTTGGTTAGGAGTTCTGCTGTATGGCCTTGGAAACGCTGGCCCGCCATTGTCTTTCATCATTCCCCACCTCCCATAGACTTTCCGATCTCGGCGGCGGTGCGCAGGATTGCTTTGCGTGTGGCGTATGCTTCTCCGTACGACAAAGCATCTGCGTTATATGCCGGTCCTTTCAGGATTTCATGTAGACGTTTGTGCAGCCCTGTAGAGACCGCCAGCCTCAGCGCGTCGCCATCGTCATCACGCGGGTTCCAGTAATATTCAACCCCAGTACTGAAATTGATCGGTTCAGCCAAGACTGGATCAATCCCCGCCGCCCGCGCCGCCAGTTCGAGTAGTTCGCGGTCGTTCATTGCGTTGCTCCTTTGAATAGGGTGCGCAGGTCTTCCATGACCTCAACCGCGACGCCCTCTTTGTTGTACTGGTCTGCATAGTCGTATGCGTTGAGGATTGCGCGCATGCCCAATAGAAGCGCCTCGTTCTCCGCCTTGAGCCTGTCGCGCTCTTCGGCTCTACGCTTGGCGGCCTCGCGCCAATACCCACATCCGCCCGGATGCTCGGTGCATGCGGATAGTTCGTCGCTCAGCCTGTCGATCTCGTCCAGCAGGGCGAGGACGGTCTTGGGGTTGGCGGCGGCCATGAATGCGGCGTTGTTTCGCAGTTCTTCTTCATGCATCCAGCTTTGCCAGCAGGCCATGGCTATCTGCTGCTGCGCTGCACCGTTCGTGAACTCAAGAGTTGGTCCTCCCACAATTGCCCAGTGGCGATTGCAACTCCACGGCCCAGGCGTTGCCGCCTTAGCCCGCCTCCGCAGCTCTGCGCGATCGGTCATGATCTGGTCCGCCTGCTTCACGCTTTCCAGCAGTTCGTTGAAAAGTGGCTCATCCATTCTGCTTCACCTCGATTCCGGCTTGCTGGAGGGCTTCGGTCACGCGCTCAAGGCAGTCGTTGAAGCCGGCAGATCTTGGATTCTCATCGTCTCCGGTCGAGTTCAACGGATCGCGACGCTCCGGCAACTCCACCCTCAGAGCCGCGCGGCTGGCTTTCCAGGCCTGCCAGCACTCATCTGTGCATCTGGCGGCGTAGTCGGTGACAACACCGTCACGATGAATCGGCATCCGGTGCTTGGTTGCCCACGCTTCAAACTCTTCTCTCATGTCAGGCACGGTCAGACTCCTCTGAACGGATCACCTTGTTCATATCTCGCTTCATCGCGTTGACCTTGTTCTGGAGTTCGTTCCACTCCGGGTCATTCAGCGAAAAGTCCTCCTGCTTGTGCATCTTCCGCTCCAGCCAGAGGGTGAAGCGCAACAGCATTCTGGTGAGTGGGAATCGGTTCACTGCTTGCTCCATCTGCTCAACTCCTGTCCTTTCAGTTCTGTCTGCTCGTAGAGGTGCTGGAAGTCCCCGACTATCCGGAAGATGCCGAAGACGATCAGCGCGATGACCAGCAGCGCGACCAGGGTTTCGTTTTCGTTGTCCACGGTTGGTCCTCCGGGGTCGGATTCGTTGGTTTGGGGCGGCGGGCTCCTGGCCCAAAATCGGCCAGTTTTTGTGCTGAAACCCAGCAGGAATGCGGGTCTCAGCCTGACCGAAGGTGGCGGTGGCGATGCCGGGATTCCGGCATCGGTATCAGTCTCCCGCAGCTTTGGCGATCAGGTGCATGAGCATTTCGCGCAGCACCTCGCGGTCCAGCACTTCGCGAGACCGCGCATACTCGTCTGCCTGACGCAACACTGCCTCTATCTCGATGTTGAACATCGGCGAGAGCACGTCTGGCTCGCACTGTTCGAGCAGCAACTGGATTGCGCGGGTCGGGTGCGCCATGGTGATGCCGAGCCAGTTGTAGGCCGAGGCAGTGCGGTAGTAGCGAAGGCCGGCGATCTCATGCCGGCGCGGCGGGCGGAAGGGTTTCGTGCGCATATGCAATCCGGGTAGTGGGTAGCCCATTATCCGAATTGCTGTATATGCGTACAGTGGTTGGCGATGGGTGGCTATGCTTGCTCGCTCAGCAGGGCGCGCAGGTCGTTCGCAATTTCAAGCATTTTCTTCGCGCGTGTCGTGGCTGCTCACCAGGCGCATCGAGCATCCGCAGAACGGACACGGTTTCAGTTCTTCAGCCATTGGACTTCCTCCTGCGGGAAAGACGCCAGAGCCGCCAGATGACGATTGGTGCGCCTATGGAGACGGCAATCCAGTTTATCGGCCACCACCAGACCAATGATCTGCGGGTGATGCATTGGTCTCCGACGTAGACAGGAAGGCCGTGATAGGAGAAAAGGGTCAGGTATTTTTCGAACCTCAGAACAATCATTTGCTCTTCTCCGTATCGATCAGCGCTCTGCACACGGGGCAGTCCGGATCGCGCGTTTCGTGCCCTTCGAGACCATCAGGGCAATGCCCGTTGTTCAGGTGCCCAACCTCCCCGGTAGCGAACCGGCGCAGGGTGTCGAGCGCGTCCGCGCTGACCGTCTTGCCGTTGAGGCGCGCCAGTTCGTCGAGGCAGGCGTTCCAAATTTCGCGCGCATGGTGGTAACTGACGTCACCGTCGCAACCGATTTCGCGCAACATCCTGCTGATACTGTCGCCGTTCGTCAGGCGCTCCGGCACAACCACCACCCTTGCGCGCAGTGTCGCGAGTTCGGCGCGAAGTTCCTCGATCTCCATCTCCATGCCGCCGCACTGCTGGCGGGCAGCATCTCCCTTTGCCGCCGCGTCCTCGGCCATGGCTAGTTTGGCGGCGAGGGCGTCGTAGTCGGAGGCCAGGACGACCTCATACCCCATTACTGCCTGCTCGCCCTGGGTCAAAGAGCGCATGCTCGGCACGTCGAGCCGCTCCACCTCACTCATGACCTACCTCCTTGCTGGCTGCTCGGCGCCGCTTCATGATCTCTGCTACGCCGTCGGGGTACGTGACTGCCACGGCCCCGGCTGCGAGAGCTGCTGATTTCTTCGACAGGCAGATATCGAAGTGCTCCTTGATGGTCCCGGCATGCTGAATCCACTTCCGCTGAACACCGATCTTGTCTGCCATTGCGAGCAGTTCCTCGGTCGTGTCCGCGAGCATGTGGCACATCTTCATGCGGCCAAACGTTGCGTTCATGTCGTCGACGTAAACGGCCATCACACCCCCTCCTGGCCGGGCGCGGCTGCGAGCAGATCAGCAGCCAACAGGTACAGGACCGATTCTGCGATTCCGCTTTCACCATCGCGGGCGGCGGCGTAACCAGCGCCGTTTTTCAGGTTCATGACGACGATGCGCTCTGCTGAGCGTTCGATGCGCCACCCCTCCGGCACGCTGTGCTGAGCCTGGGCGGTATCCTCGGCCGCCTTCACGCATGACTTGATCGAGGCCAACAGGTAGGACCATGCGAAACCGCGCCCCTGGGACGGGCGCAAGCCGAGCGCACGCGCTACGTCATCGCGGCACTGTTTGTCCAGGTCGTGGAGTTGCTGAGCCTGGGCTACAGGAGCCGCGTAGAGTGGGTAAAACGTATCAGCGGCGCAATCCGGCACCTTCGTGCCCCACTGCACCATCCGCCGCATAGGCGTCTCGCAATACTGCGCGAACCACCCAATCGGCTCCTGCTTCTCCAGATCGGCCAGCTTCGCCTCCAGCTCCGCCACCCTGGCCAGGGTGGCGTCGCGCTCTTGCTCAACGCGATTGAACATTTCTGCCCAACGGCCAACGCTGGCGGCATGCTGCGCGACGGTCATCAGTTCATCGTTTGCATTGAGCGGACCGCACTGATCGAGGACGACAGGATTCGGATGCACGACGCGAGCCACCACCTCCGGCCGCTCCGCCTCTGCCTGCTCGGCCTGCGCCGGGGATGGTTGCGATTCAGCGATTACGCTAAGCACGCGCCCCTCTTTATCCTGGCGGGTTACCGATACGATGGTGCCGGATTCGTTCTTGGTGACAACAACCTCGCCAGAGGGTTGCGCCAGGGCGGCGCGCTGGATCGTCTTCAGCGCTTTCCAGTCGTCTACGATGGTCCCGTCATCGCCATAGCGCCGGCGATCCTCAACCCACATGACGGCTCGGTCGAATACGTTCCACGGAACCTGGACAATCGGGAACGGGCCCCAGCCGTCCCGCTCCCCCTGCGTGCCCTGCAAGTCGCGCTCATCCCCGCCTGCCTGCTCGGCCAGTGCCTTGTTCAGTTCCTTGCTCACAATCCCTTCTCCTGCCGCTCAATAGCGGCGATGAATTCGACAATCTCTGTGCTGAGGTCCATGGCGCCAATGCTGTTGTGGACCCCGACGTAGCGGTTTGCTCGCTTCAGAAGGAGCACCGCCGTGCGCAGGCCGGAGTCACGCTTGGTCTTCGCCTTGACTTCCATCACCCACCTCCGGGTAGACCAGAACACCCTCGGCGCCCTGGGCTTGGTTGATCGCTATCTGCCTCACCGCTCTCGCGAATAGCAGAATGTCGTCTGGGGTCATGAGCTGGCTTTCTTCAGGCCAGCCGGTGACCGTCACACCGCCCTGGCGGTGATTCGCTGTTAGCTGGTGCATTGGGTTATTCCTGTTGGTTCAGGGATGGCAGACTTCGACGACGCGGTGATAGTCGCCACGGAAGGGCATGGCCTTGTAGCCCTGGTTCATGGGGTAGATTCCCCAGGACTGGCGAGAGCAGGCCGCCATCATCGCCGCGTACTTGATGACCTCGATGACGTCTTTCTTGATGTACATGACATGGCCCTCATGCACCCATCGCCGACTTGATCTGTGCCGAGTGGCTGCGGCTGACGGGAATCCAGTTCTCGGTTCCGAGCAGCAGCACTTCGCCGGCCTGGGTGTCGTCGGGCCGGCGCTTGAACATGCTGATCAGAGACCGGCGAACCAGGGCCTTACGGTGGGTGCGGATGAACTCGGCGGAGAACTCTGTTTCCAGGGTCTTGAGCGCATCGCTCAGAACCAGAAAGCCTTCCCGGTAGTACGCGATGACGTACTTATCCTCGGCGACGAAGTGGGTGATCTGCTCAACCGGGATTTCCTTGGAATGTTTGCCGCATGTGGCTTTGAGTACGGTTCTCATGCTGCCACCCCCAGCACCTTCTCCATGCGCTCCTCGAGCAGTTCGTAGAAGGTCTTTACTCGCTCGGACAGCTTGCGTATGTAGGCCTCATCACGGTGGACGCGCACCATGCAAAGTGGCATGCCTGGCCAGTAGCCGAGGAAGTCGATCCACTCGCGCTCCGAAACCCAAAGGCCTCCATAGCACTGAGCCGCGTGCTCGGAAGGCAGCTCGCCTGCGATGATCACGCTCACCAGCTTTTCCGGCACCTTGGTTTTCACCTCGATCAGGCCGTTGTCGCCGACTAGGCCATCCGGCGAATAGCCAATTCCGTGGTTGAGAATGATGCCGACCTGCTGGATCTGATCTGGCTCGGTATCTGTGCGCAGGCAGTACAGATCGCGCACAACCGGCTCAAGCTTGTGACCCCTGGCGCTGCTACCGTTACCACGCCATGGCTCGGCCTCTGCTCCGGTGATCCGCTCACCAATCAGGCGGTCCATGTATGTGAAAGCGCCAACGCCGAACCCTGCCTGGCCTTTGCCGTTAACCATCAATACGTCCAGTTCGGAGCAGGTTGCGATTCCGAGGCGCGCGTCAAGCCACTCCTGGGAGCCCTGTTCCAGGTCCTTGAAGATCTGCATGATTCACTCCTGGGAGCGCTTGGCGCGCTCGCGAGCCTTGGTGAGCCGTGCCAATGCCGCATCGAAGTCGGCGGATGGGACACTCTCAGCTGAGCCGTACATAGCGTCGAAGGCTTCTTGCGTGTCCTGAAGGCACTGGGAGAGAAGGGCGTTCAGTTGCTGCGCCTGAGCTTGGGTAATGAGCTTCTTTGGCGGCACAGCCGCGTTGCCGTCGTCGTCCTCGCCGCGAGTGGTGATGTTCAGCAGTGCGGACAGCACATAACGCTTGCCGTAGCTGACCGATGATCCAAGAGACTGAACGGCGTTCTTGCTGCCACTTGTGTCTAGCGGAACGAGCATCGTCGTCTGCTCTCGATGTCCGGCGCAGTGCATCAGAATTCCAGTAACCGAAACGCCAGTCTGAACAGTCTCGACGCGGAAGCTCACTGCGAAACCGAACCGCTGCATGATCGGCTTAACGATGTCGTTGATGTCTTCGAAGGTCGCGTAGTTGCTGCGCTTTTGGCCGTTGACGGTGATAGCGCCACGCTCGGCAATGCTCGGCAGTTCGCTTTGCATGGCGGCCATGGATGCGTTGAACTCAGCCTCGGCGCTGCGGGACTGCATCCGCTCGTGCATGGCCATAAGCCGCTCCATCTTCTCGATGTCGCACGCAGGGTCAGCAGCGGCACGCTGGATCACTTGAAGGATTGTTGCCGACTCACCAGCTTGGATTACGGCAGCACCTTCCTGCCGCTGTGCAATGGAGTTGCTCATGATGGGCCTCAGTAGTCGATTGTGATGTGAGGAACCTTGCGCTGAGCGATCAGTGTGATCGCCTGCTTGGCGCATTCCTCGGGCATGCCGCCGGCGATCAGGGCCGCCAGGGCTTCGTTGTTGATGGCTTTCTTGTGGGCCTTGTCGGCCTCTCGGGCTGCTGCCTCGCGCTCGATCCTGGCCTGCTCGTCGGCCTGCCGTTGGCGCTCTGCGGCAGCGGCTTCTTCGGCGCGCCGCTGTGCATCACGCTCAGCCTGCTCGGCGCGTTGCTGTGCTTCCAACTTCTCGCGCTCCGCCTTCTCGGCAGCGAGTCGCAGTTCCAGTTCCCGGCGCTCGGCGGCAGCCTTTGCCTCGGTTTCGCGGCGAGCGGCGGCTTCGCGTTCTTCCTGGGCGTGTCGTTCCGCTGCCAGGCGCTCGGCCTCGGCTGCTTCGCGGGCAATGCGTTCCTCGCGCTCTTTCTGCTCGCGAGCAGCAGCTTCGGCGCGCAGTCGCTCCAGTTCGGCCTGCTCGGCTTCATACTTCTCGCGTGCAACGAGGGCTTCGCGCAGCGCGGCCAGGGCCTTGTCCTTGGTACGGGCGGCCTCGGTTTCGAACTCTTCCCAGTCCTCGCCAATCAAGAGGCCTTCCAGCCACTCAATGTTGGCTTTCAACTCGGTCGAATCTAGGTCGCGGCATTCCAGGCGCAGGTTGATCTGATCGATGCCGGCCTGGTGCTTGGCCTTGCGCATTTCCTCGCGCTGCTCCCACTCCGTTAGCGGCTGGCGTACCTCCGCCTGCCAGTGGTCCAGAAGGTCACGCATGCGCTTACGCTCGGCATCGACCTTCTTCGGTACTTCCTTCAACTCGGCGACCAGTTCCTTGCCTACGTTGTCCAGCGCCGTCTTCGAGCGGGCTACCTTGTAGGCGATGGAGGCGATGGCCTCTCTGCCCTTGCGGGTAGTCACGTCTGGCACGAAGCCGTCGATCTCTTCGCGAATCTTGGCCAGGAACGGGTCAAGGCCATTGGCGGCCGAGTAGACTTGGAGGGCGGTTTCTTTGGCCGGCACTTCGACCAGTTGGGTTTCTGCGGACATGAGTGATCCTCGCCGCGCATGCGCAGCCAGTGAAGGGAGGGGGTTACTTGCGTGCCTTTGCTATAGCGGCGCGTGCTTTGCGGATGGTCACGCTGGTAGGCGAATAGCCGCTATCCAGCATCGATGTGAGGGCTACTTCGAGGGCTTCCAGCAGGTCAGGCGCCGATTCGATCAGGCGTGAATTCGCGTGGAACTGCTCGTCCTTGTCTCTACCAACATTCCGGTCCCGCCGATGTACTTCACAAATCGTGTCGTCATTAGCCAGGGTTTCGATCCAGCGCTTTCCGTGGTCGTCGGAAATCTGCCACGGACCAGGTGTGTGGCTCATATCGTTCTCCAGGTAGAAAGGGAAGGCGCTTACGGCGCCACTCGGCAGCGTCACCCCTGCGGGATAGTTGCTTGCGCTAGAAGCCGCTGCTGCGGGTGTTTTCTTCATGCCGCCCACCGCCCGCTGGGGAAGCCGCAGTTATCCGGATTACCGGCCTGCTGCGGACAGGTGCGTAGCTGGTTGCTCTGCGGTGACTTCGCCAGTGATTGCGCCGCCGAGATCGATTGCCTTGAACACGATCAGGATCGCAACCAACGCGCCAAGCAGGGTGCGCTTGGTGTAGAGCATGATTCGCTTGAAGTGGTGGTTCATGGCGTAACCATCCCCACAAAGGCCAAGGCGAAAGCGCCGATACCGCCCACAAAAAAGCCGCCGAAGATCAGGACTTGGGCGGCCTCTTTCAGGTCTATGGTGATTGTCATGGCGTGCGCTCCATGGCGGCGTCGATGTCCACGTAGTCGTCGTACTGAATAGTTACCGTGAAGTCGCGCTTGTCTTGCAGGCACCATTCTTTCTCTGCGCGGCGCTCAACCTCGTCCATTATTGGGCGCCATAAGGAAAGCTCAGCCTCAGCAGCGATAAGTCGCTCAGCTAGTTCATACAGCGCAGAGATTGGGCACGGAATCGAATCCATGCAGCCATCGGCCAACTCCGCCAACTGCTCATCACTGATCATGCTGCGTCCTCCATGTTCTGTTCCTGATACTGTGCAAGGGCTTCTGCTGCGTAGCCTGCTGCGATTGGTTCGGCAAGCGCCTTAATCGCTTCGGCTGCATCGCCTTCCGGGAAGAAGTTGTGCAGGTTCGCCACGGCGTCGCATGGGCGGCGGTCGGCCACGGCCATGATCACCGTAGCCATTAGGCGCTCCCGGTCGTTCTGCAACAAATCGATCAGTTTCTTGTGAAGCTCCTCGCGCAGCAGATCGGCCTTCAACTTGCTGCACCAGAACCCTTTGCTGTGCAGATCAACATCGCAGTCGCCGAGCAGCGACTCCACAGCATCGAGCTTCCAGTTTGCGTACTCGTCTGAGGCGAGCCAGAGTTCCATCGGATCCTCTGCTGATGGAGGCTTGCGGTTGGCTAGTGCTGCTATGTTCATGTCTCACCTCGCGTTCGCGTGCATGCGGCAGCGTCCTGTCTCGCTGTCGTCATACAGGCGAAAAAATGCCCGGACTTGCCGGGCTAAGAGGGGTAGGGTGGGGATGGCCGGGATACGGCTGCTTCTTTACCCGTACTGTCGAGCATCCATTTCTGGTCTGGCCGAACACTCCGTAGAGCATCCCCATTGAAGGGTGGCGTCCTTGCCTGGAGTTAGTCGGCTGGAGGCTCAGGTAGCGGCATCCAATGAGTAACCCCGCTGAGAGGCTTCTGGCCGTGGAACCACTCGACGATCCCACCGGAAACTCTCTTTCCGTCCCAGCAGATGACCTCACCGGACCGGTAGAGGTGAGGAACCTCCTGCCCGTCGATCTGGCATGGTTCCGAAAGGATTTTCCTGATCGGAGGGAGTCGCTTGGTAACGTCAATCCACCTGCTCATTCCGCCTCCAGTGCTCAGTCTTCGTCGACCGGAAGGATCATCGTGCACCAGCCGTTCTTGGCGTTTCGCTCCAGCCATGCGCTGGCGGCATCGGAGCTTTCGAAGACGCGGTTTTCCATGCCGTCTTCGTCTTGCAGGATGTTCCAGTCTTCCGGGTAGTTCGGGTCTGCATCCATGATGATCAGTGCGGGCATGATCTCGCCTCCAGTGTGTGTGTATGCGCCAGGGCGCGGTTAGGCGGTAGCCTTTGCGATTGCGGCTCTGGCCTGGTCGGGAACATCGTCCGCAGAACAGAGCGCCGTGATCTGCTGGATGCAGACTTGAAGAGCCTCAAGCAGATCGGGCGCGGCAGAGATCAGGCGAGTATTTGCCTCTGCCTCTGCAATCCGCTCATCGCTTCCAGCGCTGATGGTGGTGATCCCGCGAAGAAGGACATCCTGGCCTCCTTCAGTCATCAAGCTGCCCCATTTGTCTTGGCACCAAGGCCCAGGCGTGTGCTTGCTCATTCTGTTCTCCTGCCTGTCAGGCGTCTTGCGGTGGTTCGGGTAGGGGCATCCAGTGCGTGACCCAAGTCTTTGGTTTCAACTCGCTTCGTTTCTTGCGAATCCATTCCTGCTCCCAGCTCTGCTCATCTACGAGCCAGTCATAAAGCCCTAAGCGATAAGCAGAGAGAGCCTTGAACACAAGGTACGTGCCTGGTTCTTTCGGAAGGCGCTCAGAACAGCTAATCCACTGGCCCATCTCTCACCTCACCAATACATAGTCAGAAACAGCACAACGAACAGCGCTGCGAACTCGCCAAGGTCTGGCATGGGTTCCTCCTGGGAGGGAAGGTTTCGGTGTGCATGGCCATCCCGGCCTCCTATGATCAGTCCTGTTGAATGAATGAATTAGCGAAGCAATCTGCGGACGGGGCGGACACGGAGGACGAGAATCTTGCCGAGGTTGAGCGTGTAGCCGCCGAGGAAGAGCGTGAGGAAGGCGTTGAAGGCGGAGTACTGCGTGCTCGACCAGTACCAGCGATCCGAAAAACCGGACAACTCGCCTGCTTGTTTGGCGGAGAACAGAAGAGCCAGTTCCAGAGCAGAGGGAATGAATACGCCGGCTCCGATCTCCAAAGCCTGCTTGGCAATCGGGCTGCCAGCTTCGGCCATGGCGACCGTATTCGAAGCTCCGTCTCGGTAGCTGACGGCGCCGCCCACGTCCTGGCCGTATTCGCCCCATTCGCCGGTGAACTCTGCGCTCTTGCCAAGATCGATGTAGGCGTATTCCTTGCCATTCAGCCAGTGGCGGGCAAAGAAGGTTCCATCAGCCAGGGGTTGGCCGATTTCAGGAAGTTCACTCTGGTGAATCGAATCGGGAATGGTGGTCATGGCTGGTTTCCTTTTTAGGTTTGCCCTGGGTCGGGCGATAGGGCGCCCGGATGGGCAAATGGGGTGGAACTGGTGATGCCCTGCTACCTGCAGGGCGGCGGGTTACCACAGTAGGTTCGCGTACTTCTCTCCGACGAACCGTGCGGACTGCTCCCAAACAGTCTGCGGGATCATGTCCAGCGCGACGGCGTGCATCGGGTAGTGCGTGCGCGGCGCTGTCCAACCACGCATCCCGCCAGTGAAGCCGTTTTCAATCGCCAGCGTGCGGACTGAGTAGGCGCGGCCATGCGGATTGTGCGGGTGTTGATGACTGGACGTGACCACGAACAGGAAGGACAGTGCATCGCGACCAGGCGCCATGTCGGGGCGCTTGTCGTCGCCAACCACCCAGTCAGGATTTCCGTCAAACCAGAGATAGCCCTGGCGAATGGAAACGATTGTGCCTGGGGTGAATTCCTCCGGCTCCATTCTGTCGCGGCATGCGATTGCGTTTTGCTCGGTGCTGTATTCGGTGTTGCAAATCGGGCAGCGGTAGACTGGCTTTATCAGGTCCACTTTACTTTCCTCGGTGATGCCCCGGCGAACCGGGGCGGGTGGTTATGCGCTGCACTGGCGATGACGACGCCATTCAGACCAGAACTTCTTTTCAGTGGTCAGGCCTGCAATGTCGTGGTCCTTCCAACCTCCGCCGCGCTTTCCGTCTGCGAAAAACAAGCGGTAATTGTCACCCTCTACGGCATCGACTTTGGCAAACCCGATCAGCTTCACATCTACAAATTGGCCGTCTTTGAATTTCATCGTCTTGTCCTCCAGGGCGTGTTGACTTCCTCGATGCCCCTCTTGCGAAGGGCATCTGAGAAATCGGGTCGTCTCGGTCGCTTCTCCTTGTCGGGGTTCGTTCCCACTCCTGCGTTTGCTTCTTTGGTCTATTGGCAGGTGACTTGAGCGACGTCGCGTGCAACGCATGGGCTTGCACGGCTGGACTGTCCGGCCCAGCTCGGGCTGCGTCTTTTGCCTCTCCCAGCGTCTCGCGACGTTGGCGCAGCAGAGGGTTCCCAAATTGTCGAAAGAGCGGTCGGCTCGGTGGCCTCGCCAGCGGTGTTGTGCTGGCGTAGGAGAAAAATACACAACGTATTTATCATGGTCAATACAAAATGTACTTATTTCTTCGAAAGAAAAGCCCGCTTGAGGGCGGGCTTGATGGTCAAAGATTAGCGAGGGAGGTCGACGTACCAGTAAACGAACAAGCTTCCGTCATCCCGAACCTCGACATTTACGCCGTCGATACTGCGGAGATCTCGTTCCAGTCGAAGCCAGGCCCATTCCGGCTCGTTGCTCGCGCGCTTGATCCGCGCGGACTGTTGGACTTGTGCCTGGGGGCTTTCAATCAGCGCCCGGACTCGGTCGACGACAGCGATATAGGTGGTTTCGGACCATGGAGAGAACAGCATTCCGAGTACTCCTTGTGCTTCGATGCTGGCAGTTGCTTTCAGAATTCTGCTATAAGAATGCTGTATGTATATACAGTATTGAGGGTTCTTTCGATGGCCAAACAACAGAAGAAGCAGGACGCGAAACCGATGACTCCGGTTGAGAAATTGGGGCTCCGCATATCGGAGATGATCAACTCACCGAAAGCACAGGACCTGCGCACGGTGACGATCCATCGCTTGGACACGGATCCCGATGAGGCGTGGGACCAGGTGATGGAACTGTTGTCCGAGACCGACGGCATTGACATGGTTTTCAACGACGACGGCACGGTAACGCTGAAGTGGGAGGAGCGGGAGGGGAGTGACGGCCAGGTGGAAAGCCAGAGCGAGGATATGGCGACCTATCAGGTCAAGAGGAGGGGTAGCTAATCAGCGGGTAAGGCCGCCTTAGCCCCATGTGCCAGGCGGCCAAGCTCGGCGAATCACCTGAACTTGCGGATAGCTCGGGTGACAACGCCGACCATCTCGCAGTTGTCGTCGATGGATAGCATGCGATATGCGGGGTTCAGGGGTTTCAGGTACTTCTGGCCTGCGTCGGACACGAACTGCTTGAAGGTTGCCTCGTTGCTGTCGGCCAGCTTCGCAACCACCAGATCGCCAGGCCTCGGCTCGAGCCCGGTGTCGACGAGAATCAGCATGCCTTCCGGAATGCTCTCGCCGGCAGGAGCTGTCATCGAATCCCCCTTCACCTCCAGCCAGAATGACCTTCCCTTTCCCTTGTAGTCACTGAGTTCGAATGTATCGAAGCCGGCCGGCTCTATCGCTTCGCGCCAAGCGCCTGCGGCGACCCAGCTAACTATCGGGTATCGATACATGCGAGTCGGCTGATCTGCTGGTGCCACGTTCTGCGCTCGATCATCAGGCAACTGGATTGTGAGAGGGGGCAGATTGAGCAAGGTCAACATTTGATTGATGTCGGCAATGCTGGGCTCTCTCCGCCCGTTTAGCCAGTGCGCTACGGCCCCCTGAGTTTTCCCCATCTGCTCTGCGAGCTGCGCTTGTGTGATGTCCTGCCGCGCCATGGCATTGCGGACTATCTGTATCCAGTTATTCATGGGCGGAATGCTACAGACCGTATTAGCAAGTGCAACGCACGTCATGTACTAATCCTTGCAAGAAATAAGTACGAAATGTATTTTCAAAAAAGGACACTTCACCTTGGAGGAAGCCATGAGTGCCTTGAAAGCCATCCGCAAGCAGGCGGGTGTGACCCAGACCCAGCTTGCCGAGCGAGTTGGGCTGACCCAGGCCGCGATCGGCCACTACGAAACAGGGCGCCGTAAGCCTGGGCTCAGTGAATGCCGACGCATCGTGGCGGCACTGAACGACCTTGGTGCTGAGTGCACGCTGGCTGAAGCTTTCCCTGAGCCAGAGCATGACTCGCTTGCTGTATCCGTCCAAATGGCGTCCTGACCATGTCGACGAACAAGTTAACCCCCGAGCAAGAGTCAAGATCACGCGATTTCGAGGCGCTGTTCTTGAGCCAGCTTCTGTCGGTGGGCCAGAAAGTCGTTGCCGATTCAGTCGGCTTGAGCGAGTCGGCTATCACCGGGTGGAAGAAGGACGGCCTCATCGAGCGCTTCTGCAAGGCCGCCTCGGTGCTTGAGCTTCAGATCGTTCCCCAGCATGCGGTGGTCGTCAGCGCGGACTATCTCCGTTCGCTGGAGACGCTGGCCGAGCTGGGCCTCAAGGCCGAGAAGAAGCGGCCAGGACCGCTGGGTTGGGACTGAATGCCGTCCTTCCAGATCAACGACGAGGAGTGGGATGCGCTCTTCGACGAGCCGCATCAACTGCTGAAGGTGTACTGCGCGATCCGGATGTTCATGGACTACAGGACCGGCATCGCCGGCGAAACCCGCCGCCTGAGCGAGCAGATGCTGATCGAGGTTTTGAGCATCCCGGCATCACCTGGGCGTCCTGCGCACAAGGCGACCCGCAAGGAGGCCCGCTACACCATCGATGCGCTGGTGCGCCGCGGCATGGTCGAGCCTATGCCCAGCATCGGTCCTTTCGTTTTCCACCTGCCGAAGGCTTCACGGGATCAATCCGCCTCGGAGAGGTGGGGCCATAGGTTTGACCAAGGTGGGGCCAGAGGCAGGGCCACGGAGGAATGCGCGGAAACCACGAATGGCAGGGCCTACGGCTTTGAAATGGCAACAGGTGGGGCCAGAGGCGGGGTCGTGTTTTCAGAAGAGGTGGGGCCATTTGATTCTGCTGGAGAGGTAGGGCCAGGGGTGGGGCCATCGTTTTTTACCGGAAACACAGCAACCACGCAGCTTCCAGCCAACGATATTGGCGAGGTGGGGCCAGAGGTGGGGCCATCGGAAAACAGCGATGAGGTGGGGCCAGAGGTGGGGCCGCGTTTTGAAGGCTTAGAGCTAGGAAATTCGCGCCCTCCAGAGCATTGGGCCTACGAGGTGGGGCCAGAGGTGGGGCCCACTTCCGTTCTTCCTCCGATACCTCCTCCGTCACGTAACGCGCGCGAGGCAGAGCCGGTATCTCGCGCTGACCGATTCCCGATGCATGAGGGCTGGGTGCCGAGTGCGAAGGGGTGGCCGGCAACGCTGGTCCGTAACGGGATTGGGACCTACCAGCTACGCGACGACGAGCTTCTCGAATTCCGCAGCTACTGGATCAACCGCCCCGAGAAATACCAGTCCCAAGGCCAGTGGGAGCACGAACTGGCACAGAAAATTCGCCGCAACCAGCGCTTCGACCAGAACAGGAGCAGCCATGGAAACCAAGCAGGAAACGCCGAAGGCCAAGCCGGCCATCGTGCCGCAAAGCGCGGCCTCCCACATCGACAGGGCCCTCGCTCAGCCGTCGACCGCGTCGCAGCCATCGTCGCAGCCAACGAGGCTGCCCGACAGGCTGCTGGAACGGCTCTGGGTGAAGATGACCGAGATGTACGGGCACCGCTGGACGTCGAGTTTTGGCGACAACCCGAACCCTGACGGCGCCTGGGCTACGGTGCTCCAGGGGCTGACCGGCCAGCAACTGGCCCACGGGCTCAACATGCTGACGTTCATGGGCAGCCGGTTCGATTGGCCGCCGGCGGCGCCGACATTCCGGGAGCTCTGCTTGAGCGTCCAGCCGGAGTCGCTCGGCCTGCCGGACCACGACACCGCGTTCCATCAGGCCCTGGCGTGCCGCTACCGCCACCAGGTGGTCAAGGCTGCCGCCGAGGCCACCGGCGTTTTCGATCTGCGCACCGGTGAGGTGAACGACGATCGCCTCCGCAAGCGCTTCGGGTTCCACTACGCCGAGATGGTCCGGCGGTGGGCAAACAACATCCCGCTGAGCCAGCCTGTCGTCCACGCGATCGAGCATGACACCGGGAAAAGCTTGCTGGACCTGGCCGAGGATGAAGCCGAGCAGCAACTCCGCCGGCGGATGCAAGCCCAGGGCCTGGATGGGCTCAGTGGCGCCCAGGCGCGGGAACTGCTGCTGGCAAAGATGCGCCGGAAAGCGCCGGAGGTGCGCCGTGATGCATGACAAGTACAAGCTGGCGATCATTCGTCACGAGAAGGCCAAGCAAGTCGTGCAGGGACTGTCCCGAGACATCGGCGCTGCGATCAACAGTTGTCCGATCTCGATTCGAGCGCAGTCCTGGGACACGCCGAACAGCGAGCGCGATGAACTCTGGGATGAGGCATCGGGCAAGCACAAGACCCACCTATGGCATGCCTTCAAGCATCGGGAGCCTTCGGACTGCGGATATGGAACGGTTGGTCTCGGTGACGATGGCATAGACGACGCCCTTGCACCCGGCGGCGAATTCGAATGCGAGCACTGCCGCCGCGCCTACCAGTTGATCAGAGACCGCCGTTGCGCGAAGCAGGAACTCGGACGCGCTCGTCTTTCGATTCGGGCGCTGGGGCGCGCTGCGCTTGAGGAATCGACCCATGACTGATCTCCGCCCGGTGATGTTCACGGTCCCCGGCGAGCCGGTGGGGAAGGGGAGACCGCGTATCGGTCGCGTCGGCGCCCATGCCAGGATGTTCACGCCGGCGAAGACGGCGGCCTACGAAGGCCTGGTAGCCATGGCTGCCCAGGAAGCGCTCGCAGGTCGATCCCTGATCGCCGGCCCCGTGCTCATCGAACTGCGGATGTTCCACCCCATTCCTCGGTCCTGGTCGAAGAAGCGCCAGGCCATGGCCTTGGTCGGCGAGGTTATGCCCACCGTGAAATGCGATGCCGACAACTGCCTGAAGGCGGTGTGTGACGCGCTCAACGGCGTTGCGTGGAAGGACGACACCCAGGTCGTCAATGTGATGCTCGCGAAGCGGTACGCCGAGGTACCGCGCGTCGAGGTGAAGATTGTTCCGCTGATGGCCCAGGGAGCGCAGCGGTGACTACAGGAAACTACAGGGGAGAGTCGAAATGAGACTGATCAGCGCGCGCCAGGCGTGGCATGACGCCTTCTACGAGAGTCGGAGTTCAGTGCTGGCGGTGGCGGCCGACAAGGCCGCGCTGGGCAAGAAGGGTCGGGTAGCCAACGAGACGCACCCCGACCGCAAGGACACCAATGGGCGTAGCGCCCACATGCTTGCCGCCGGCCTGGTACAGGCTGCCATCCGCTCGCTGCCGAAGCCGCTGCAGCACTTCGGCCACACGCTGTACTCGCCGCTGGCCACCGGTGACGACGTGGCGATCGCTCACGGCCTGGTCTGGATCGGCGCTGGCCTCGGCCAACTGACCCAGCGTCAGGGCGAGCGGGCTTACTGGATGGCGCTGGCGGCAATCAACTCGCACAAGCGCGCCGTCAATGGCCGCGACACGCTGCGCCCGGGCGAGGTCTGCCTGTTCATCGAGGAGCGCCTGGGCTGCCGGATCGACCCCGGCAACTGGGCGCGGGACTACGCCAGTACCTGGGAGCGCCTGGCGCGCCACATCGACAAGCTGGACGCGCAGGCGCTCAGGCCGGTTGCCGAGGTTGTGGCGAAGCAGAGCGGCCTGCGGAAGGGGCTGGGCTGGCGCTGGCACCAAGTCGACCGCGATGTGGTGGCGTTGCACCGGGCCGAGGCCTACGCCGAGCGCCGGGAGCATCACCAGCAGCGCCTGGCGGAACGTCTGCGCGGGATGTCGGACCAGGAGCTGGCGCGGTGGGCGGCGAGGATGAAGCGGTACGGGGAGGCATACCGGGAGGAGTGGGGCGAGGATATCTTGGAGTACCCCAGTGTCCATCAGCGCTACCACGACCGCGTGGCGGCCTACTGGACCCAGCGGGAACGCCTGAAACGGGTCGCTTGACGATTTGAAGAGCATTTGGGTATCGTTTTGCCATTGTGCACAGTTGCACCCAATCAACAGATTTCCCCGAAAACCCGGCCCTGGCGCCGGGTTTTTTCGTTTTCGGCGGCCTTGTCAGAATTCGTTTTCAGGAGAGAAGAATGAACGAAGAGCCCCTCGATTTCTCGCTTGCGCGCGAGGCAGCTTCCCTGGCTGAGATGGAGGCATTGCGCGAAGTTCTGGCGAAGGTTCTGCCCGGTAGCGATCGATACAGTCTGACGGACGTTGCAGTGGAGTGCGCGCGGGCCGTCAGAACTGCATATCGTGAGCTGGAGAAGGTTGACGATTAGCCTCCCAGTGTTCGAGTCGGCTTCCTTCCGAGTTCCCTGAAGTGCTCAAATATCTGGTCGTAGGTGGCGATAATTGCTGCCGCCTCTTGGCCATTTACTCCAACCTTCAGTTGACCGGCGCGAATCAACTCGATTACGACTTGAAGAGCTGCCCCAGAGGATGAGCTCGACGGATTTACGATTTCGGACATTTTGGTCTCCTTGACCGTCGTTTAGTGTGGAAGCGAAACGATAGCACAGGGCCAGAATCGTCCGACCTATGACAAGGCCCAGGTCATTGCCTGGGCTTTTTTGCATCTGGAGTACCCCATGGCTGAACCGACGAGCAGCGGAGCAGTAGCAGCAGCCGGCGCCGTCGGGCTCACTGCCACCGCGATCATCCCCGGAGTCGACGTCAATGCAGTGATCGGCGGCTTCGCCGGCGCGCTGCTGTTCGTGCTCTGGGCTCACGACCTGACCATGGCCAGGCGCCTCGGCTACCTGCTGGCGTCCTGGGTCGGCGGCTACTACGCCGCCACCGAGGCTGTCGGGCGGGGCGCGACCCAGTTCTCCGGGCTGCCCGCACTGGTCACCGCCGCGCTGATCGTCACGATCCTGATCGGCGTGCTCGACTGGATGATTGGTGGCCGCGCGCCGGCATGGCTCCAGATCGTTCTGCAGCGCATCGTCGGCATGATCGGAGGTCGGAAAGATGGTTGACCTGGTGACCCTGGCGGCTGCGGCCGTCTGCGGCGCTATCAGTTGCCGCATCTTCACGTACCAGCGCCACGGTGCCACGTACCGGTTCGGCGTCTCGCTCTGCGCGTACATCCTCGCCGCTGGGACCGGCATGCAGGCGCTGTCGATCAGCTTGGCAGTGCTGATGGCGCGTCACGCGACGCCAATATCGCCCTACCTGCTTGCGGTCCTGGTTGTGCTGTTGGTGCTGGTCTACCGCAACAAGGGCAACATCGCGCCCATCCTGAGGCTCAGTTGAGGTGATCCTCCATGCTGGGCTCGTACTTTACGCCTGGTCCCGGCGCCGGCAGATATTCGGAAGCGACTGGTCGTGGAACTGAAGAGACCTCACCCTCCAGAGACGATCGGGCAGTTCGCGGAAGGCGAAGATTGGGCGGATGCCTTTGTCCCCGCTCAGGATGTTCTGGCTTGGGCGAAGTCGGTGTTAATCGATCCGAATGGAATCCTGGGCAATGAAGACCACGCCCACCTACAAGACGCTCCTCTCGCTTTCCTATGGGCTGCCTCCAGCTTCACCAAGCAGGGGAGGACGGTACTAGGTCAGTGCGAAGAGGTGACGTTCCGCTGTGGAGCCTGGCAGAAGGGAAGGCAGGAACAGCAGATGATCCGTTGGTTCGGATACCTGCCGAGGTTTCTGATCACCCTGGCTGCTGACTACTGCTCCCAGTGCTCCGACGCGGAGTTCTGCGCATTGGTCGAGCATGAGCTCTACCACATCTGCCAAGAGCACAACCAATATGGCGAGCCCAAGTTCACCGAGGAGGGCTTTCCAAAGCTGAAGCTCCGCGGGCATGACGTCGAGGAGTTCGTCGGCGTGGTGAGGCGGTACGGCCCAAGCAAGGACGTGCAGTATCTCATCGACGCTGCTAGCAGGCCTCCAGAGGTGGCCAAAATTAACATTTCGAGAGCCTGCGGTACGTGCCTGCTGAAGTCGGCATAGCCACGACAGGCCCATGACAGGAAGAAAAACGATGGCAACCCTGAACAGCGACGTGAAGGCGTTCATCGTTCAGGCGCTGGCCTGTTTCGATACGCCATCCCAGGTTGCGGAATCGGTCAAGAAGGAATTCGGCATCGAGGTCAGTCGGCAGCAGATCGAGTCGCACGACCCGAACAAGGTGTGCAGCAAGGGCCTTGCCGCGAAGTGGCGGATCCTCTTCGAGGACACCCGCAAGCGCTTCCGCGAGGAGATCGCCGACATCCCGATCGCCAACCGCGCCTACCGACTGAGGGCATTGGGTCGGATGGCTGAGCGCGCCGAGGGCATGCGAAACATGGCCCTGGCTGCCCAGCTTTACGAGCAGGCCGCCAAGGAGTCTGGTGGCGTCTACACGAACAAGCACCAGCACGAAGTCTCTGGTCCGAATGGCGCGCCGGTGGCAGTCGCCGCCTTGACCAAGGAGGACTACAAGCAGGCTCGCCGAGAGATGCTCGCGGAAGATGATTGCTGACCCCATTACCCTTGCTCGAAAGGTAGAGTGCGAGGCGGACGGCCTTTACTTCGCGCGCTACTTCTTCAAGCAGCGCATGGGTTCGAAGATGATCGTCGCGCCGCATCACCGGGTGATCCAGGAGACTTTGGATAGGGTGGTGGATGGTGAGATCCAGCGCCTGATCATCAACGTGCCTCCTGGATACACAAAGACCGAGCTGGCGACGATCAACATGATCGGTCGGGGATTGGCGCTGAACAACCGCGCCAGGTTCATGCACCTGTCCTACTCGCACAATCTGGCCCTACTGAACTCCAGTACGGCGCGCGGTATGGTGAAGTCCTCGGCGTATCAGGCCATGTGGCCTATGTCGCTGCGAGATGACGCCGACAGCAAGGCCATGTGGTGGACTGAGCATGGCGGCGGGGTTTATGCATCGTCCGCCGCCGGCCAGGTGACAGGGTTTCGCGCCGGCCACATGGAGCCTGGATGGCAGGGCGCGCTGATCATCGACGATCCGGTAAAGCCGGACGATGCATACAGCGAGACTGTTCGTGACGGCGTGAACAGCCGATTCAACGAGACGATCAAGTCCCGCCTGGCGCTGGAAACGACGCCGATGATCGTCATCATGCAGAGGATCCATTACCACGACCTGAGCGGCTACCTTCTGCGAGGCGGGTCAGGGGAGATGTGGCATCACCTCAACCTGCCAGTGATCATCGACAACAGCGAGCCGTACCCAGCGGAAAACACTCACGGAATCCCGGTCGAGCATGGTCTTCCGGATGGCTGGCTATGGCCCTTCAAGCACAACGAGAGCCACCGCACAGCGCTTTTCTCGCATCGACGCACCGCAGAAGCCCAGTACATGCAGAAACCTCGGCGGTTCAACGCTGATGGGGCGCTGTGGACCGAGCAACTGATCAATGCAGCGCATCAATTGCAGATCAGGGCCGACCGCAAGCGGTGCGTGGTGGCCATCGATCCTCAGGCCACCAACAGCGACGAGAGCGACGAAACTGGGATCGTGGCGGCGAGTTCCTACGGTACTGGTGACTCCCGCCAGTTCTCGGTCGATGGCGATTACAGTGGGAAATACTCACCAGCCGGTTGGGCGAAAAAGGCTATGGCTGCATACGAGCAGCACCAGGCCGACGCGATCGTTATTGAGACGAACCAAGGCGGCGACATGGCGGAAGAGACCCTGAAGAACGCGGGTTTCAAGGGGCGAATCATCCGAATCCACGCCAACAAGGGAAAGTTCGCCCGTGCTGAGCCGATATCCGCCCTGTACGAGCAAGGCAGGGTGGCTCACCAAGGCGCGCTTTATCTGCTGGAGAACCAGCTCATGGAGTACATCCCCGCGACGGCGAAGAAGTCGCCGGACCGGTTGGATGCCATGGTCTACGCCTTGACCGAATTGGGCGGAGCCGCGCCGCTTGGCATCCTTCTTCCTGGAGCCCGCTGATGGCCATCTTCATCCTCAAGGAGCGCGCAACCAGCCGCTCCATGGTGGTCCGTGCTCGCTGCACGTCCTGCGCCCGCACCGTGGCGGTCGAGAACGCTGGCGCCGAAGGGACGATGGTCTGGCGCGACCCCAACCTCTCTTCTGTCGAACTGGTCCGCGAGACGGACAAGCCAGGCCTCATCCTGAAATCGGACTGACCATGACTGACAAACTCGACCTCGCGGTCAATCACGCGATGAGCAGTGCTGTCGCGCGTGCGCGAATGAGCCTGCTGAACCAGGGCATCGGCCATGACGCCAAGCGGCCGCAGGCATGGTGCGAGTATGGTTTCCCTCAGGAAATCACGTTCAACGACCTGTACACCATGTACCGGCGGGGCGGCATCGCCCATGGCGCGGTTGAGAAGATCGTCACCACGTGCTGGAAGACAAATCCGCAGGTCATCGAGGGTGACGACCAGGACCGCTCCAAGGACGAAACCGAGTGGGAGAGGAAGAACAAGCCGTTGATCGCAGGCGGCAGGTTCTGGCGGGCTGTCTCCGAAGCCGACAGGCGCCGCTTGGTGGGTCGGTATTCCGGGCTGCTCCTGCACATCAGGGATAGCCAGCCGTGGGAAAAACCTGTTTCGGGCAAGGTCAATGGCCTGGCGAAGGTCACCCCGGCCTGGGCTGGGTGCCTTAAGCCGAAGTCGTTCGACGAAAAGCCGGATAGCGAGACCTACGGGCAGCCCACCATGTGGGAATACACCGAGGCTTCCCAAGCCGGCCGCCCTGGCCTGGTGCGGGATATCCATCCGGATCGGGTGTTTATCCTCGGCGACTGGACCGGCGATGCAATCGGCTTCCTGGAGCCTGCCTACAACTCCTTCATCAGCCTGGAGAAGGTCGAGGGAGGCAGTGGCGAATCGTTCCTGAAGAACGCTGCACGCCAACTCCTGCTGAACTTCGACAAGGAGATTAACCTCGGCGAGATCGCCAGCACCTACGGCGTGACGCTCGATGCGCTCAACGAACGCTTCAACGAGGCGGCGCGTCAGCTAAACCGCGGCAACGATGTCCTGCTTCCAACCCAGGGTGCGACCGTCACGCAGATGGTGTCCGCCGTTTCGGACCCTGGGCCTACGTACAACGTCAACCTGCAAACCGCCGCCGCCGGCGTCGACATCCCGACCAAGATTCTGGTGGGCATGCAGACCGGCGAGCGGGCGAGCAGTGAGGACCAGAAGTACCACAACGCCAGATGCCAGGCGCGCCGGGTGCAAGAACTGACGTTCGAGATCAACGACTTGTTCGCGCACCTGATGCGCATCGGCGTGGTTCCGCTGAAGGCTGAGTTCACCGCGATCTGGGATGACCTCACCGTGCCGACCAAGGCCGAGCGCTTGGCCAACTCCAAGACCATGAGCGAGATCAACAGCGCCGCGATCGGCACTGGCGAGCCCGTGTTCACGGCGGAGGAAATACGCGAAGAAGCTGGATACGACCCGCTCAAGGGGGGCGATCCGCTGCCTGACACCGAACCGGAGGATGAAGATGCCGCGCGCACCGATCCTACCGGCGAGCAGCAGTGACCCGACCGGAGTAGATCGCCTGGAAAGAGGCGCAATGCGCGAGTTCGACAGGCGCATGCGGAAGATCAGGGATGGCTACGTGGCCGCCCTGGATCGAATCCCGGCCCAACCGGTGGTGAACGAGCAGTACACCTACCGTCTCGACCAAGCCCTTCTCTCCGCGATCTTCGCCGACACCAACCTGATGGTCGACGAGATCCTGCAAGAGGGCGGGGAGCGTGACCTCTGGTTCTTCGAGTCCTACGTCGGGGTTGCCTACATCCGCGGGACTGCGCAGACCCATGCCAACCTGGCGCAGCAGTCGCCGGCGTATCGCGCTGGCCGGGAGTCGCTGGATGTGCTCCTCCGATCCGACGCCTACCGCGCGCGCATGGCGCTGCTTCGCGCTCGGGAGTTCGAGGAAATGAAGGGGCTGTCGGGCCAGGTCAAGGCCGACATGGCGCGCATCCTCGCCGAAGGCATGGGGCGCGGGAAGAATCCCCGGGAGATTGCACGGGATCTGACCGCCCAGACCGGCATCGAGGCGCGTCGAGGCCATCGCATCGCCCGCACTGAGGTCACTACCGCACTCCGAAGGGCTCGCTGGGACGAGAAAGACGCTGCCGAGGCCGATTACGGCGTCCAGTCAAAGCTGATGCACATGTCGGCCCTGTCCCCCAGCACTAGGGCCACCCACGCGGCCAGGCACGCCAGGCTCTACACCTCGGATGAGGTGAGGGACTGGTACAGCCGAGACGGAAACTCGATCAACTGCAAGTGCAGCCAGGTCGAGGTCCTGGTCGATGACGAAGGGAACCCGCTTGTCCCGGCCATCGTCGAGCGCGCGCGCCGCAACTACCAAGTCATGAAAGCCAAAGGGCGCGGGCCCTGGGCGAAAGAGGATTGAGCCATGCCCATGCAGGTCAACATCACCACCCAGGTCAACAGCGCCAGTATTCGACGTGAGACCTACAACGGGCGCGAACATCTGGTTCTGCCGAGCTACACCCTGCCGGCCGGCGTAATCATGAACGGTGGTCTCTACACCGCCGAGCAGATCGACAAGCACTACCCAGGCCTGGAGGGAACGCTGGCGCCGCTCGGGCACCCGATGGTCGACGGGAAGTTCGTGTCTGCGTTCTCGCCTGAGGGGATCAACGTCGGCCATATCGGCGCCTGGAACCGTAACGTGAAGAAGTCCGGCAACCGGGTCTACATGGAGAAGTGGGTCGACGTCGAGTTCGCCAAGTCCACGGAAGGCGGTCGTGAACTGTTGCAGCGCGTCGAGGCGCTGGAGAGGGGGGAGGACGTTCCCCCGATCCATACCAGCGTTGCCGCATTCCTCAACCGCATCGAGCCGAACGAAAGTCAGCGTGCCCAGGGCGCGGAGTGGGTCGCCGACATCCAGAGCATGGACCACGACGCGATCCTGCTGCACGAAGTAGGGGCGGCTACTCCTGAGCAGGGCGTCGGCCTCATGGTGAACGCGGACCAGGCTGTGCCGCTTCAGCCGAACTCCGGCGCCCTGGTTGGCGAGTCCTACCGGGAGCGTGAGCAGCGCCTGGACCGAGCCGCAAAGGAGCGATTCGCCTCCGGCCCCGACCAGTACGCATGGGTTGCCGACTTCACCGATTCCCAGGCCGTGATCAGCCTCAACGGCGGTGTGACCGAGGTGTACGGCTACAAGGTCGAGGCAGGGAAGATCGTCTTCGACGAGTCCGGCCAGCCCGTTGTCCGGCAAGAGTCCTGGGTCGCCATGGTGGCCAACAGCATCAAGAACATTTTCACCCATCGTCAGGCTCGGCCTGATCAACCTGAGAAGGAGGGCGACATGCCCCTGACCCCCGAAGAAAAGGCCGAAATCGTGAATGAAATCGGCACCAACACCTCCAACGCCATCAAGGAACTGGCGGACACCATCATCAAGCCCCTGGCCGACAAGGTCGACGGCCTGGTCGCCAACCACAAGGCCCTGGCCGACACGCTGACCGCCAACCAGCGCGCCGAGGAAGACAGCATGCGTGAAGCGGTCAAGGCCAAGTTCGGCGAGGTCATCGCCAACAGCCTGGCCGGCGACGCGCTCAAGGAAATGTTCAAGCAGTGCGGCGAGTCCGCCCCGCTGGGCGCCAATGCCGCCACCGACAAAGGCGGTCTCACCGCCGATATCAACAACCTGCCGAAGGAGTAAGCCATGTCTCGCTATCGTCGCGTGAACATCGACGGCAAGTCGCTGTTCAAGACCGAAACCCGCAAGACCGCCGCGGATCTCCTGCCCGGCACGTTCGCCGTGATCAATGGCAGCGACCTGTTTGCCCAGGCAAGCGCCAGCGTTGGCCGCCTCTACGTCATCGACTGCGCTCACCACGAAGGCCTCAGCATCCGCGATGCGGTTCCCGTCGGCCATTCGGCCGTTGGCAACTACGTCGAAGAGGGTCGCGAGCTCGCCGTGCTGTGCCCGGCCGGCACCTACAAGAAGGACACGCCGATCAAGCTCGGCACCAGCGGCCAGGGTGCCATCGCGTCGAGCGATACCGACACGGTCCTCGGTTACAGCCAGGACGATGCAGTCATCGCCTCCGGCCAAACCGACTTCATCCGCATCCGCTTCCGTGTCGGCAGTGTCGCCGCCCCGGCGCCCTAATAGGAGTACGGACACATGTTCCTCACCCAGCAAGCAATCGCCGCCCATCCCCGCCTGATGGGCCACTTCCAGGAGTTGCAGGCCAACCGCAACATCTGGAACAACCAGAACGCCGCTATGCTCGCCGAGCACCGCGGCGCCATGACCCCGGGAATGCTGGCCTGCAATGCGCTGGCCGGCCTGGGTCGTGAGTTCTGGGCAGAGATCGACGCCCAGATCATCCAGTACCGCAACCAGGAGACCGGCATGGAGATCGTCAACGACCTCCTGCAGGTGCAGACCGTTCTGCCGATTGGCAAGAGTGCCAAACTCTACAACGTGGTCGGCGACATCGCCGATGACGTGTCGGTGAGCATCGACGGCCAGGCCCCGTACTCCTTCGATCACACCGAGTACAACTCCGACGGCGACCCGATCCCGGTATTCACCGCCGGCTACGGTGTCAACTGGCGCCATGCCGCTGGCATGAGCACCGTCGGCATCGACCTGGTCCTGGATTCCCAGGCCGCGAAGCTCCGCAAGTTCAACAAGCGGATCGTTGCCTACACCCTGGACGGCGCCACCAACATTCAGGTCGAGAACTACCCAGCTCAGGGTCTGCGCAATCATCGCAACACCATCAAGGTCAACCTGGGCTCCGGCGCCGGCGGCGCGAACATCGACCTGACCACTGCCACGCCGCAGCAGATCATCGACTTCTTCACCAAAGGCGCATTCGGCCAAGCCGCGCGCACGAACAAGGTCGACGCCTACGACGTGCTCTGGGTTTCCCCGGAAATCAACGCCAACCTCGCTCAGCCGTACATGATCACCATGGGCGGCGGTGCAAATGCGGTAGTGGCCGGCACCGTGCTCGATGCGGTCATGCGCTTCATCCCGGCGCGCGAGGTTCGCCAGACCTTCGCCCTGTCGGGCAACGAGTTCCTGGGTTATCAGCGACGTCGTGACGTGGTGTCCCCGCTAGTCGGCATGGCTACCGGTGTTATCCCGCTGCCGCGCCCGCTGCCGCAGGTCAACTACAACTTCCAGATCATGAGCGCCATGGGCATCCAGGTGAAGAAAGACGACGAAGGTCTGTCCGGCGTGATCTACGGCGCCAACCTGGCGTAAGGGGGCGACGTGCGCTACGAAGTGACCCGCGCCTGGCATGGCGTAAGCGTGGGCGACGTGGTGGAACTGGAGCACCTTCACCCGTCGCTGAAACCCAACGTGCGCCCCCTCGGCGGTGATTCTGTCCTCGAAGCAGCTACGCCGGCTGCAAGTTCGGATGTCGAGCAGAAACGCCGAGGGCGACCGCCGAAAACCGAGTGACCGGTGCGTGACGAGAGGCCGCCTGCGGGCGGCTTCGTCGTTTCTGGCCCCAGAAATGGGGCCTTCTTCTTCCAGGAATCGGACATGATCACAGTTGAACAGGCCCGGCAGTACCTGCAGAGCCAGGGCATCGACAACGTGCCCGATTTCATCCTCGATGCGTGGATCGAGCAATTGCAGCAGATCCAGGACTGCCTGGATGCCAATTACCCGGCATCGACCGCGCTGCTGATTCAGGCCTACCTGCTGGCGCTGTTTGCCCTGGCCCAGGCCGACAAGTACATCAGCAGCCAGACGGCCCCATCCGGTGCTTCTCGATCGTTTCGCTACCAGGCCTTTGCTGATCGCTGGAAGGCGCAGTTGGCCCTGCTGAACGCCCTGGACAAGTACGGATGTGCGACGGGGCTGATTCCCCCGAACCCAACCCAGACCGCACACGGCGGTCTTTGGATCGCGCGCGGTGGCTGCATGTGTGGTGACTCATGAGTACGACAGCGAATTGGAGTTACACCAACACGGCGACGGTTCGGCCATTCCTGCACTTCGACCTTTCGACGCAGGAGGCCGTTTACGGCCCCGAGTACGAGATCGCCTGCACATGGACCGCCAAGAGCGAGCAGATGCGGGAAGAGGGTGGTCAGTCTGGGGCGCGAGGTGCCGAGTTCGTATCGCGGCACCAGATATTCACCGAGGACCGCCGGCCGAAGTACTTGGACCTGATCCAGTTCGACGGCTCCAACGGCTGGGAAGAGATTCGCTCGGTGACGAACTGGGACATGTCCTTCTTCGGCGAGCAGCCGGACTTTCTACTGGTGACCTGACATGGCAATCCAAGGCATCGACCGCGTCCGGCGGAATCTTCGTGTGGCTGTCGAAAACATTGCCGGCGGCGTTTCCGAACGCGCTGTTTATGAGGTGCTGAGCCAGGGCGCGACAATGGCGCAGACCATAACACCGACCGACACATCGACTCTGGTCAACAGCCAAACGCCCCCCCAGATCACTGTTGGCCCCAACGGGGTCGAGGGCAGCGTCGGTTACACCGCTGCCTACGCGGCAGCAGTCCACGAAGCGCCAGGCACTCTCGCCGGCCAGCCGCGGGACGAGAACGACCCTGGCCGGGGGGACTACTGGGACCCGAACGCGGAGCCTGAATTTCTCACGAAGGGCTTTGACCAGATCATTCCAGCAATCCCGGCCATCCTCCGCAGGACCTACCGCGTATGACCCCCTACGACGCCTTCCAGGATTGGCTGGCTTCGATCCTAGGCGAGGGCTACCAGTACAGCCGCGGGATGTGGGTCGACCACCCCTCGCTCGACTCGGCATTCATCGCAGCGATCCAGCAAACCGGCGGCCCCCCGACCCAGGTCGACATTCGTCGCCTGCGGTTCAAGGTGATCCTCCTCGGCCCGAAGGGCGTTCGGAAACACGTTGTCGACGTCGGCAACTCAATCGAGACCCTGGCGCAGGTAGCGCTTGGTGACAGCGTCCCCTGTGGCGCCGCATCTGTTCGGGCAATCGGCGAGCCGATAGGGCCTGGATACACCACCGAAAACCGGGCCTGGTACAGCCTGGACCTTGAAGTTCTCTATTAATCAGGAGGCCAGACATGGCTTGCAAGAAGCTCAAATTTCCGGGCCGCGACGTCGTGCTCGAGTATTACATCGGGTGCGGCGATGCGCTGCCGGCGGAGAATGACTGGCGCCGTTTCGGGTCGCTCCGCACGAAGGAATTCACCGTCGAGTGGGACACCATCGACGCGACTGATTCCGACTCGGTTGGCGCACTGCGGGAGAACCTGGCCAGTTTCCAGACGCTGACCATTTCCGGTGACGGTACCGTGAAGGCCTCCGGTGCCGGCGCGCAGAACCTGATTGACCTGACGAAGCATGTCTTCAAACCTGACGCGACGGGCGGACAGCCTTTTGCCTGGATGCGCATGACCTTCCCGGACCTGACTTTCACCGTATTCATGCTCATCAGCAACCTCAGTCGCTCCGCGCCGTACGACGATGTCACCACCTACAGCTTCGAGGCTTCGGCGACTGCTTCCGACTTCGGCCTGATCGTCGAGGATACCCCCGACGCGGATGCGCCGGACCCGACCAGCATTCAGGTCGTGCCGGAGACCCTCTCGCTTACCGTTGGCGAAGGCTTCAACTTCGAGGGCGTCGTGCTGCCTGTTGGCGCTCCGCAAGGCCTGCGCTGGACTTCCAGTGCGCCGACCGTGGCCGCGGTGAACGCGGTTACCGGCGAGGTGAGCGCGCTGTCGGCCGGCACCGCCACGATCACCGCTGCTTCCAGCGTCGCCCCGGGCGTCACCGATACCGCAACTGTCACGGTCGTCCCGCTGGTGCAGGGCATTACCGTCTCGCCGACCTCCGTCTCGATCGCCGAAGGCGCCACCCAGCAACTGACCGCCGCTGTATCCCCGACTGGTGCGGCTCCCGGCCTGGTCTACGAAAGCGCGGCGCCGGCGATTGCCACCGTGAGCTCGACCGGCCTGGTGACCGGTGTTGATGTCGGTACCACCACGGTGAAAATCACCAGTGCGGCGCGGCCGTCGGTGAGCGTGACCGTTCCGGTAACCGTTACTGCACCGTGATCCTCACCGAGATCGGTGAGATAGGCGTACACACGGCCTCGGGGGAGTTCTTTCTCCTGCGGCCGTCGCTGTACGCCATGACCCAGCTCGGTACGCCGGCCGAGATTGTCGACGTCTTCGCGCGCGTCATGAGCGACCCGATCACCGAGAAGCATCAGGCGGACCAGTTCGCGGACGCCCTGGCCGTGGTGATGGCCTGTAGTGAGCAGGACCTGTCCGACGTGTTTGGCTACTACGATCAGGACCTGGTCTACCGGCCAGGAACTGCGGACGTCGAGCACCTTGTGCCTCTCGCGCGCTGCCTGCTGAAGCACGGCGTCACCGGGGCGCTTCCGCCGCTTCCCCGGCGCCATGACGAAGAGCCGAACTACTCGGCGGAATTCGTGGCGCGGGAGTACGTCGCGACTGCGATAGCGCATTTGGGGCTGAGCGAGCGCGAAGCCTGGTCCATGACCATGACCGGCCTGATCGGCGCTCTGCGCGCGAAATACCCCCCAACCGAATCGAACGCTCCGGGCGCCAGAGCCCCGACCGCGGCAGAGCATGACGCGACGATGGAGTGGTTCGACAAGATCGAGGCCAAGCGCAAGGCGCGGGCGAAAGGAGCACCCTGATGGCTGAGAATGTCGGCAGCATCTACTACACCGTCGAGGCGGATACCTCCAGCCTCGTCAACGGTGCGAACGCCGCCGATCGCTCGCTGGACAGCATGCAGGGTTCCATGCAGCGGACCGATGCGACTGCTGGGAAGTTGCAGACCCGCATGACCAGGGTGGCGGGAGCTGTGCGGCAGGCCAACCAGCAGATCGGCGCCCAGACCTCGGCATACAGCGGGCTGACCCGGGTCGTTGCTGCTTACCTTTCGCTCCGGACGCTCCAGTCGGTCATCGAACTTTCCGACCAGTACGGCCAGATGGCCTCGCGCATTCGGAACGCTACCAGTAGCGCCGAAGAGTACGCCATGGTGCAGGAGCGGCTGTTGCAGACCGCCAACGGCACATTCCGGGCGCTGAGCGAGGCTCAAGAGGTCTACCTGGCTACGGCTGACACGCTCAGGGATCTCGGTTACACCACGTCCGACGTCCTGGACATCACCGACTCGTTCTCCTACGCGCTGGTTCGCGACGCCGCGCGCGCCGACCAGGCCACCACCGCCATGGATGCGTGGTCCAAGGCGTTGATGAAGAACAAGGTCGAAGCCGATGGCTGGGCCTCGATCATGGCCGCGACTCCGTCGATCGTCGAAGGCATCGCCGAGGCTACCGGCCGGACCCAGGCTGAAATCCGGCAATTGGGCGCCAGCGGGAAGCTGTCTGTCGAGGCGTTGAACGAAGGGTTGCGCCGCACCCGGGACGAGAACAAGGCACTGGCCGATGAGATGGAAACATCGGTCGCAGACTCGTTTACCAAGCTTCGCAACAGCATGACGGTGTTCATCGGCAAGGTGAACGAGTCGAGCGGCGCCAGCCAGATTCTGACCAGCAACATCGCCGAACTCGCGGATGCCTTGCAGGACCCCGAGACCATTCGTGCCGCCCAGGAGTTGGCGGCCGGGGTGGTAGGCGCCCTCAACCAGATCATCGCCGGCGCGAAAGAAACCGTTCGGATCGTCAAATGGGCGGCCGAGGGAATTGCCGCGGCGCTACACGGCGCGGCGTCTGACGATATTGTCCGCCTGGAGGACCAGCTCAACACGTACCAGGAGATGCTGGCCAACCCGCTGAAGCGCCTGCGCATCGGTGGGAAAGGGCAGGCGATCGCGCTGTTCAGTGAGGACGAAATCAAGGCGAATATCGCCGCGACACAAGCGCTGATCGACCAGTTCTACAAGGACCAGGAGAAGAAGCCTCCGGTAGTCGTGCCGAATGTGGCGCCACCATCTACCCAGGGGAAATCGGGCGGGAAGACAGGCACTGTCAACGCCGAGGCCGCTGCCACGACAGGCACGAAGAAGCTCACCGAGGCGCAGAAGGCAGCCAAGAAAGCCGCTCAGGAACTCGCCCAGGCGCAGAAGGAAAACATCGACACCATTGCCAGCCTTGGCCAGCAACTCGCTCTTGTCGGCCTGAAGGGCAAGGACCTGATGCAGACCCAGGCAGAGCTGCAACTCAACGAGTACGCCACGCCGGAGCAGGTCGCCCAGGTCCGCGCGCTCGCCGCGGCACTGTACGAAGCGCAACAGGTCGAAGCCAACAAGCAGTTGCTGGGGCAGATGGACCCGATCGCCGGCGAAGACCAGCGCTACCAGACCGAACTGGAGAATCTGAAAAAGCTGAACGAGGCCAAGTTGCTCGAGGACCAGCGCTACCTGGAACTCAAGGCGCAGGCAGAGCAACAGCACGATGCCACGATGAAGCAACTGGAGGAGGAGCGATTCCGCCGCCAGGCTGCCGGCAACGAGATGATCATGGCAACGCTGGATCAGGTGCAGCAGGCCGGCACGAACGCTCTGACAGGGCTGATAACCGGGGCGAACAACGGTGCTGACGCCATGCGGCAACTGGCCGGCGCCATGCTGAACCAGGTGGTGGGTGCCCTCGTCAAGGTCGGCATCGAGCAGGCGAAGAACTTCGTCATGGGGCAGGCCCAGCAGGCGGCTGCGGCGACGACAGCCGCAGCGACCGGCGCCGCTATGGCTTCTGCCTACGCGCCAGCCGCTGCTGCCGCTTCGGTTGCGTCATTCGGCGGGGCGGCAACGGCTGGCCTTACCGCAATGGCGGCCGCCATCCCGGCAATGCTTGGGATGTTCGCTGGAGGTCGCCAGTACGGCGGTCCCGTAGGGGGTGGTGGCATGTACCGCATCAACGAGAACGGCGCGCCAGAGGTATTCCAGGCTGCGAATGGCCGGCAGTACATGCTGCCGAATACCCGTGGAGAGGTGATCAGCAATCGTGACGCCTCAGAACAGCTTCAGGTGCAGCCCAACATCGAGATCCATCTCCATGAAGATCCTGCTCGAGCTGGACAGGTTCAACAGTCGAGAGGAGGAGACGGTAGAACGATGATCAATATGTGGGTGGATAGCCTGCTTGGAGATGGAGAGGTTCACCAGGCCCTTCAGGGCGCGTACGGACTACAGAAGGTGGGCAGATGATCAAATACCCAGAGCAACTGCCGGCGATCCTGTTGTCAGGTTACTCGATCGAGCAGATCGACTCGACTGTCCGGACCCCAATGTCATCCGGTCGAGAAAGGGTGCGTCGGCGCTTTGAAAGCGTGCCGGAGTATCCCCAGGGGAGCGTGCTCATGACGCCGAATCAGGCCGCGTTCTTCAGAGCCTGGTTCGAGCGAGCACTCTACGGGGGGAGCCGCTGGTTTACCTGCCGCTTGAAGATGCCTGAGATCCTCACGGGAACTGCGGAGTTTGAGTGTCGGTTTCGGGGGAAGTATTCATGCCGGCTTGTCCCCCCAAGCATGTGGGAGTTCGCGTTCGTTCTTGAGCTTCGTGAGCAGTCGCTTATCCCGCCAGGCTGGGAGGAGTTCCCGGACTACTGGTTCAACATGAACATATTGGACCTCGCGATGAACCGCGATGGTCACTGGCCGGAGGCATGAGATGGACCCACTCGAAGTTGCCTTCGCCTCGCCGGCCGACGAGGTGCTGATTCCAACCCTGGAGATCACCTGTGATGCCTGGCCAGCCCCGGTGTTACTGACGCACGGCTACGACAATGTCACCGCCGGTACCGAGGATGGCCGAACCCTGACCTTCGAGGCTGGCGGGATCGATGCCTCGTTGCCGAAGTCGGACAACACCGGGAACCAGACGATCACCTTTGCCATCGACGGCGTGACTGGAAAATCCCAGAACCTGATCCAGCAGGCCGTCGATGCAGAGAAGCGGGTCCGGCTGACCATGCGGCTCTACCTCAGCACGGACCTCTCCAAACCGAAGCGCGACTACCACATGACCGTCAAGAGCGGCGTGCTGGAGGTCGATCATGCCGAGATTCAGGCCGGCTACTTCGACCTGATTGGCACCCGCTGGCCCCGCGTCGACTTCAACTCCCAGAACGCACCCTGCATCAAGTACGAAGGCTGATCCATGCTCGATCGATATCTCGCCGCCGTCTACGAAGACGGCGGGCGCGAACTGCCGCGCGTCGATTGCTGGGGGCTCACCCGGCTGGCGCGTCATGAGCTCTACGGCATGCCCATGCTCTCCAGCTTCGGGGAGGTAAGGCATACCAGCCCGCGCCATTTCCAGCGCGCCTACCAGCGCCAGGTCCAGGCCGCCCTGGAAGAGTGCGAACCGTTCGCCGGCGCCATCGCTGCCGGCATGGATGGGGCGGTCTGCGTCCACGTCGCCCTGGTCGTGGCCAGGGAAGGGCGGCTGCAAGTACTCGAAATCAATCCAGGGTCCGGCGCCCGCCTGGTGCGCCTGCAGGACTTCCTCGAAAACTTCACCCGGGTGATCTTCTACCGTGATCGAATTCTTCGCGAACAAGCTGGATCCTGAGCCGCTGCGCCAATACCCCGTCCGCGCGCGGATGCCAATCGACACCTGGTTGCGTGGGAACGTGGCGAGCTATCGCCGTAATCGGCGTCGCATCCGCCGGGGTGAGTTGAATCCGGTGAGCATCTCGGTCAACGGGCGGCTCGTCCACTTCAGCCGCTGGCGCGTGACCGAGATCGGACCCGACGACGAGGTCCACATCTGGAAAGAGCCGAAGGGCATCGATCCGATCTCGATCACAATCGCCGCGATCAAGAGCGCCCAGGCGCTGTTTCGGTTGTTCATGCCTCGGATCAAGATGCCGAGCACCCAGAACCCGCGCCAGGGCGACCCGTTGGAGAGCGCGCGGACCAAGGCGAACCAGGTCCGCTACGGCGACATCGTTCGGGAGGCGTTTGGCCGGAACAAGATCTACCCCGATTACATCGTCCCGCAGTGCCGGCGTTTCCCCAGCGAGCGGACGGAGTGGGTCCAGATGCTGCTGGCGGTCGGGATCGGCGACTACGAGATCCACGCCAGCGACATCATGATCGGCGACACGCCGATCATCTCGCTCGGTAATAACGCCCGCTACCACGTCTATCGGCCGGGTGAGAGCGTGGCCGGCGACCCGGCTGCGGAGTGGTGGCACTCGGTTGCCGAGGTCGGCGCCACGGCGACTGGCACCGCGGGGATCGACCTCCGGACTACCACCACGGTCGACCAGTCTGCAAACGCCCAGGCGTACCAGTTCGACGGCGACCTGGTCACCGTTCCCGTCGGGGCCGGACAGTTCCCCGCTGGCTGGGCTGCCGGGATGATCGTCCGTGTCGAGGTGATGTATCAGTACAACGTCACCGCCGGCACCGGAGTGGGCGGCCGAGACACGATCTCCGGCCCACTCGCCCAGCTCGGCGCGTTCCCGGGTATGGTGATCGAAGTCACCGGGGCGAACGAAGGCATCTACGTCGTCAACAGCTACACCGCGCCGGCAGGGTCTACGCCAGCGTCGATGACGCTCAATACCACCAGCGGTGCCCCCGTTTCTGGGTTGCAGTACGGCACGGGCTGGGCGTGTATTGGCTACCGCGGGCTCCGGTACCGGATCACCGCTGCGAGCTCCAGCCAATTGGCGTTGGACCGGTTGACCGATACCGGCTCCGACGACACTGCCTGGCCTGGATTCGACTACATCGAGAGCAACTCGGCGGTCCTGAAACTGGACGGCTCCACGCTGGAGGGAGACTGGGCCGGCCCGTTCGCAGGGAACCCGGAGGCTGAGAAAGCCACCGCGATCGAGTTCGACTACATGTTCCCGCAAGGCCTCGGAGGGGTGGACAAGAAAGGGAGACTCTTCAACTGGCAGGTCGAGATCGAACTGCAGTGGCGCGACATGGCCCTGGCCGGCGCATGGACCTCCTACCGCGAGACCATCAGCCGAGCGACTCTGGATCAGATCGCGTTCACGCGCCGGATCAACCTGCCGTATGCAATGCGCCCTGAGGTCAGGATGCGTCGGATCGGCGCGAAGTCAACCGAGACCACCATTCAGGACACCGTGCAGTGGTACGGCCTACGGACAAGGCTGGCGAGCCCGTCGTCCTACCCCGGAATGACCGTCATTTCAGTGGCGGTCGCCGGCGGCGGCCGCTTGGGTGCGCAGTCCGAGAATCGGGTCTCGGTGATCGGTACCCGGATACTCCCGACGCGCCAGAACGGCGCGTGGACGGAGCCGCGGCCTGTCCGGGATCTGGTGGCGCCGTTCTGCTACGTCGCAAAGTCCGTTGGCTACGAGGATGCAGACCTCGACCTGGTCGAGATCGATGCACTGGCCGATATCTGGGCGCAGCGAGGCGACACGTTCGATCACCAGTACGAGTCGACGTCGACGGTGAAGGAAGTGCTGGGAGATATCCTCGCCGCGGGATTCTCTGAACTGACCATTGGGCGCGGGCGCCTGCGTCCGGTTCGCGATGGGCTGCGCGAGGGTGTCGATCATCTCTACACCACGCCGGCGGCGAATGGCGAGGTCTGGGCCTACTCGGCACAGAACATGAAGGGGTCGCTGTCCAGAACCTTCAGCACGCCAACTCCAGACGACAACGACGGTGTCGACGTCGAGCACATCGACGGCCGCACGTTCCAGAAAAAGACCGTTCCATGCCGCCTGCCTGGCCAGTTGGGGTTGAAGCCCGAGAAGGTCAGCGCGGTCGGGGTGAGCGACGTCAATAAGGCCTATCAGAAGGGCATGCGCCGAGCGGCAGAGCAGCGCTACCGGCGTTGGAACTACTCGTTCGAAACGGAACTCGACGCGAACAACAGCGGCTATCTCAGCCTGGCCGCTGTGTCCGACGACACGCCGGGGAGTGGCCAGAGCGCATTCCTGAAGTCGATCGCCCCTCGTGACACTGGCTTTGTATTGGAGAGCAGCGAGCCTCTGGACTGGGCTGGTATGGAAACGGCCAGGGTTGCGCTTCGCAAGCCGGATGGTCGAGTAGACGGCCCTTGGAGTGCATCGCGAATCGACGACCGCCGGATGCTGGTACCGTCACTCGGTTTCGTCCCTGACCTGTCCTGGACGCGCGAGCCGCCGCATCTCCTGTTCGGTCGCATCCATCCAGTGCTGATAACCGGTGTGGACCCGAAGGGCCTCGAGAGCTGCTCCGTCCGCGGCGTGAACTACGACGAGAGGCTCTACGTCAACGACAACGCCACCGCGCCGCCTGAGGCGGTCTGACCGCCAACACATCACCCCCATGAAGAACCCTGCCCTGTGCGGGGTTTTTGCTTTCTAGGAGCAGCCATGCCCGTCCGTTACAACACCATGAACCCGGTCGAGCCGAATGGGTCTTCCGACTTCCGTGATCTGTCTGACAACACTGCGAACCTTGACCTTGCGATGAATGGCCAGGCCCTGACCTGGACGAATCGAATTGGAGGTGAAGAGAAGTCTTGGCGGGGCATTGTGCAGTGGATTGCCGATTGGCTCGCCGCGCAGGGATTCGAGCCAGGCGTGCTGGAGTACGTCGACGGCTCCCCGCTGACCGTAGATCGTCCGACCCAACTGATCCAGCGTGACGGGAATCTCTACAGCGTCAAGCGCCCGGCATCGTTCCCCGTTGAGCTGACCGGGAACTGGGCCACCGACCAGACCCTGCTGGTTGCCCAGGTCGACCGCTCGCTGCGTCAGCAACTGGCTGACCCGCTGGACCCGACAGCTGGCGCAGCTCTGGTTGCGCGGGCATCCCGGCACCTCAGCGACCTGACAGGCCTGATCGGCCTCATCGGTCGATATGCCGGTGACATGGTTCAGACCGCAGCATACTGGGGGGGATGGTCTGTCTATGCCGATGGTCCGGTCGGCGGGGGAACGTACGTATGGGACCCGGCGCGCCCGCGGTCAGAGCACAACGCGGGAAACGTCATCAGCCCGACCGTGCCCTGGGATGGGCTGGAATCTACGTTCGCAGCGTACATCGCAAAGACCGGAGAAACCGAACCATCAGCCCTTGGTTGCTGGGTTCTTGTTCCGGAACACGGTCGCGAGTTCAACGTTTTGCAGTGGGGCGCGAAGAACAATGCAACCGTCAACGGCGCAAACGACGCAATGATTCAGCCTCTCCTCAACTATGTCGAGGGCGCCAAGTCTGGAGGGTTCGGCGGGGTTGTGAACTTCCCCAAAGGAACATATCGGTTTAATACGTACTTTAATGTACGAGATAGGACCGCGATACGTGGCGAGGGGACGCATGCAACAATTATTCAGTTCCCCGGCTCAGCTGTTGGTAATTGCATTACATTAGGTCCAACTGGACCCAATCATCCAATTAACCCTAATGGTCATTGGGTATTTGGGGCTAGGCTGGAAAATTTAGCAATTTCTTGTTCAAACGTATACAAAGGAAGCGAGCGCTCTGTTGTCTATACTGATGGGGCGCATGAGCATAGTGGACTGTTTAATGTTGTTGTGAGGGATTTTACTTCTTGGGGTGTTAACTATAACACCGGCAATGGAGGTCCTGCTCTATTCGAAGTGAGCGACTGCGAATTCTATCTTTCAGGCACTGCGCCAGCGACTGGAACCAAGCGAGGCATAGTGAGTAACGCTGGAGGTGCTCTATTCCTCATGCGGCATGTTACGATCACAGGTGCACCCGCAAATAAACTAGATCAGGGTGTTGTGATGCTGAAGGACAATCTTGTGGCTCAAGGGCTGCACTTTGAAAACTCCGGATCAGGAATCAGCCTGTCTCAGAATGACCCAGCAAATCCTAGAGTTAATTCTATAGTCGGAGTTACCGGCAACGCTACCGTTTCATCTGGCGGCCTTGTTGATATCTCTAGTTCTTTTGAGGGTTCTGTTCAGGTGTCCGCAGTTGTAAATAAATCAATATCTACAACTGGACTTATAACTCTTATTAATAGAAGGGTGAATGATAGGTATTTGGATTCTCCGGTATCCTCTTACTCGTATCCAAGTGCATACTCCCCCGGCGAGGCAATAAGTCAGGGAAGGGTTAATGTGTCTGGCGCAGTCGCAACTGTTGCTAAGTCTGTAGGTGTTTCTTTTACTGCAAGCAGGACAGGCGTTGGAGTCGTTCGCATCACGCTCTCTTCAGCAATGAATGATACCGACTACACAGTAACTCCAAGCGCCCGGCCATCTGGTGGTGGAGCCATGTTCGTTGAGTTCCTCCCGGTCAGCACTACAGCGTTCGACATAAAGACCTACAACCAGGCAGGAACCGCGACTGACCCTGCTTCGATCTGGTTTACCCTGCTTCGCTAGGCTGGCCGGTCAGGTCTGGGTATGCCTATAATCCGCCCCTGCCAAACGGACACGGAAGGGGGGGATGTGAATTTTCAAGCTATTCAGGCGCTTAGGGGTATCGCAGCAGTCTTGGTGCTCCTGCTTCATGCTCGCATCGCCGTGTGGTGGGCAAAGGACCTGTGGCATATCCCATTCGTCAGTTCACACGGGATGGTCGGCGTCAGTCTGTTCTTTTGTATTTCTGGCTTCATCATCGCCCACGTGGTATCGCGCAACAGCTTTGAGCCAGTTAGCTTTATGGTTAAGCGCATCTGGCGCATAGTGCCTATCTACTGGATAGTTACCACGTTGGCTCTGGTTTTTTGGTACACAAGTCGCTTTTGGCGATCAGATATGGACAGGCTAGGTCTTGTTGGTGTGCTAAAAAGCTATTTGATATTTCCTCAGTCTGGATTCCCTCTAGTAAATCCAGGCTGGTCCCTTGAGCATGAAATTATTTTCTATGTCCTCGCGGCGCTTATTGTGCCGTTTGCCAGGCTCCCTGGCCTATTTTTAGCGTTGATAGGGTTGTGGGTGTGTGGGATTTTCTATAAAGGGTGGGACTACCATCTGTTTTCGTATTCACAGCTTTACTTTGCTTTTGGGATAGTCGCTTATTGGTGCCGAGGGGTGGCGGTTAAGTTTTTGGCTCCAGTTGCGCTAGTATCTGTTCCTCTTGCCATCTGCTCGATGTACAAAGTTATAAATATCAGTCCTACTGCAAATGTGGCTCTTACTGCTATAGGATGTTCGTCTCTAATAGCTACTCTAGTTTCAATGGAGAACAATGGCCTAAAGTTCCCTAAATGGCTAGTGTCTATCGGTGATGCTTCATATTCAATTTATATTGTCCACTGGATCGTGCTTCCGTGGGTTGGTTTTGTCGCCTACAGAGTAGGAGGGTCCATGGAGGCATGGCGATGGATCGCGTTTTGCGTTTGTATGCTTGTGGGCTTTGCTAGTCGTAAATATCTAGAAATTCCGCTGATGAACGTGAAATTCATACACAGGATTGGAAGAAGGCGAAGGGCTCCAGAGAGCGCAACAGCCTGACAGTTTCATGATTAAAAGCCCGCCAAGTGCGGGCTTTTTTATGCCCGGAGAACCACATGCCCATCACTGAGCAGCAGTTGCTGCATATCCTCCCGAACGCCGGCCCTCGAGCCGGCGTTTTTGTTGGTGCGCTGAATCGCGGGATGACGCGGTTCGGTATCACGTCGCCTGTGCGCGCGGCGGCGTTCCTCGCCCAAGTTGGCCACGAAAGCGGCCAGTTGACCCACCTGGTGGAGAACCTCAACTACAGCGCCCGCGGCCTGGCTGCGACCTGGCCGAGCCGGTACCTCGGCGCCGACGGGCAGCCCAACGCCCTGGCGCAGCGCCTGGCGCGCAACCCCCGAGCCATCGCCAACAACGCCTACGCCTCGCGCAACGGCAATGGCGACGAGGCATCGGGCGACGGCTGGCGGTACCGCGGGCGCGGGCTGCTACAGATCACCGGCCGGTCGAACTACCGCGCCGCCGGCACCGGGCTGGGCCAGCCGCTGGAGCAGGAACCCGAACTGCTCGAGCAGCCGGAGTGGGCGGCGATCTCGGCGGCCTGGTGGTGGGCCAGTCACGGCTTGAACGAACTGGCCGACCGCGGCGAGTTCGCCGCCATCACCCGTCGGATCAACGGCGGCACGAACGGCCAGGCGGAGCGCCTGGAACTGTGGGAGCGGGCGAAGAGGGTGCTGTCGTGATCTCCGCCCGTGTTGTCTCGATCGCGCTGGCCTGCCTGGTGCTGCTCGGCCTCGGCGCCGCCGGTGGTGTCTGGCTCGGCGCCCGGCACTACCGACCGCAGCTCGATGCTGCGCTGGCAGATCTGGTCGCCTGCCGCGCCGCCCGGGGAGAGTTGGAATCCGCAGTGGCGGAGCAGGTCCGGCAGGTTGCCGCGCTGCGTCAGGCTGATGAACAGCGCGCCCGGGATGCAGCCCAGGCGCTGGAGCAGGGACGACAGCAGGCCGCCGAGCGATATGCCGCGGCACAGCGCCTGCTGTACCAGCGAACCGCCGGCGAGCAGTGTGCGGCCGCCGATGCGGTCATCGATCAGGAGTTGGGCCTATGAAGCTGCAGGCGTGGCGAAAGACTGCAGGTGCAGCGATTTTCGGCAGGTGCAGCCAAAAAGCGCAGGTGGTGCAGGTGCTGGGGTTGGTGTTCGCGCTGGCGGGATGCGCCGGCCGGCAGGAAGCCGAGCCGCGCACGGTGCGCGTAGAGGTGCCGGTGGCGGTGCCTTGCCGAGTGCCGGCGGTGGAGGTGCCGGCCTGGGCAACCGCTGGGCTGAGGAAGGGCGACGATATCCAGACCAAGGTCCGTGCGTTGCTCGCCGAACGCTTGCAGAGGATCGGATACGAGGCGCAGCTCCTGGCTGCGAACCAGGCCTGCCAGGATTAGGAGTAGACTACGGCCTTTTCCTACGGAGTTCGGTGATGCTGGTGATTCGGCTGAAAAGCAAGTGGACCCTGAAGTTGGACCGCCAGATAGGAAGCTCCGGCAAACACGGGATATGGGCATTCCACTGCTCTGAAAGCACTTTCGCGCCGTCTTCAAACGATCTGCGGCGCACCGCGGCCATCCTTCCAGCCGAGCCCAAAGAGGGCCAGGCAGTGGAAGTTTCGATCTGCGAAAGCCCGCACTCGCCGGATGGATGGATCGCCGTCGGCTCAGGCGTAGCAGCCTACGAAGCGGAGCGCTGAAAGTCAGGCCCACCGCCATGGCCGGAAGTCGCTTGGGATCTGCTCGACAAGCAGCAGCGTGCCGCCAGCGTCGAGCTCGATCTCCAGACCGCGCACAACGCCGGCGCGCTCAAGCGCCTGGCCCATGCGCAAGTATGTTATCCCGTCCAGGGGATCCCGGCCGAGGTAGCCCAGCCGCTGTCGTCCGGGTGCGGGCCCGTGGTAGATGCCCTCGTCGTCCACGCTCCCGACGACGGCGCCGCCGTCGAGCACGTCGTAGCAGCAGTCCGAGCAGTAGTGCGTCTCGCGCGTGATGCCGTGCTCGATCGCCCATGAGTACATGCCGAGGGCGTCGGTGACCATGTCGTGCCTGTCCTGCAGGCCCACGACGCCGCACTGGTAGAGCTCGTTGGCCTCGGCGACCAGGTACAGGTACTGCTCATCCGCGGCGTACAGCCAGGCAGCATGCTGCCGCATCGCTGCAAGCCATTGTGTTACGCGCTGATGATGGCAATGCCTAGGGTCGGAGTAGGACATGGGAATCTCCGGCGGACGAGTGGGCCGGAAATTATGCTGTATGAATATCCAGTATTCGAGAGCGTCCGACGAGCGGAGAGTGGCGCTCAGGCATGTCTGGAGGAGGGCGAAATCATTTCCGCAATTTAAGAATCGACCCAGGCAGCAAGCGGCATCCATCGAAGGAAAAATGTCTGAATTGCGGAAACGAAATCCAGCCGCAACCCGCATAAACCTTGAATTCAGCGATAGACTTGAAAACCGTCGAAGGGGAGACTCTTCCGTGAGTTCGAATCTCACCGCCTCCGCCATATAACCTTCTGTTTTCATTGATGTTTTCATTCGATCCACTCTCAGGAGTGAACGATTTGGGAACAAACTGGGAACGAGGCGCAGAAAAAAGGGGCCCCGCAGGGCCCCTTTTTCGTTGCTTCAGGAAAGTTTCAGCGCCTGGTTCAGCAGACCTACGATGTCGGGGCCGTCCTTGCTGATCCACTTGGCGTAATGCTTGAAGATCATCGCCGTCGAGGTGTGCCCCATCTGGTCCGCGATCCATTCGGGAGTGGCGATGCCGCTGCTGAGCATCTGGCTGGCGAAGGTGTGGCGGCACTGATTGGGACCACGCGAGCGGACGCCCGCATTCCTGAGGTGGCCATGCCACCAGCCGTTGCGCAGCGTATCCGACGTGGAGTACGCCGCTCCGCTAGCACTGTTGTGGAACACGAAGCGTACCCGTTGAGCCTTTCTGGTCCGGTTGTCGCGGTCTATCACCTCGATCTGTACGGGCGGAAGGCGTCTGGTTAGCTTGGCCTGCTGCTGCAGTGCGCGCAGCGCCGGGGCCAGTAGCTGGACCTTCCTCGTCGATCGGCGAGTCTTGGTGACCTTGTACTGGCTGCGTACACGGGCGCGGCGGAAAACCACGGTCCCCGTGTCCAAATCGACATCTTCCCAGGCCAGAGCTATGGCCTCGCTGACGCGGGGGCCGCTCCAGATTATGAATTCCGCCAGGTTCAGCTCACCGATGCGCGCGGTTTCGGTACCGAGGATGAGGTCGATTTCCTCTCGAGTGAATGGGTCTGGGTCATCCGCATCCGGGAGAGTGATCACGATGCCGTCTGTTGGGTCGTGCGCGGTCCGGTTCCGAGTTCGATACAGCCGGAAGATCTGCCGCAGGTTGCTGACGATCTCTCGCACCGTCTTGTTGTGCAGCTTGGGCATGAGCGTGTTCTGCACCCAGTCTTGAATATCCAGGTGGTCGATGCTGTCGGCCTGGCTGTCACCCCAGCGAGGTCGGATGTGGGTTTCCACGCGGCTGGTGTAGCCGCGGAAGCCGCTGGCGGCGATCTGGTTGCGTTTGATATCGAGCCAGAGGTCGATGTAATGGCCGAGGGTGTTGCTTTTCACCCGGGGTGAGTCCGGGAAGTGTCGGCTGTAGTTGAAGACTCCTTGCTTGATCTCGTAGTTGATGATGCCGGCCAGCCGTTCGGCATTGGCTATATTCTCGGGCGTTGCGTCCCCTGGTATGGACTCCCTACACAGTTCGCCCTGGTAGCGGAAGTAGATCCTGATCCGGTTTCCGCGTACCTCGACTCCGTCTGCCATCTGGTTCCCCTGATCCACACCAAGCGTTCAGGCTATCAAGCCTCCAAAAAATAGGCCCGCAAGCGGGCCAAGAAGATTCGTTGCCTGTTTCTGGTAGCTCTCTACCGACCGGCCGCCACTACGAAGCACAAGGCCAGGACGGCCAGGGTTGCCAGCGAGAAGTTCAGCAGGCTCCTCGGGCTGTCTAACATCTTCAATAGTTCGTGCATGTTGCTTCTCCTCAGAGACTCCCAGCAGGTTCTGAAATACTCAGTCCAACGGCGACCTGACGCACCCAGATTGGCGTACTACTGAGCAGGAAGGTCTCGCCAGCCTCAGCCAGCAACAGGGTGGTGCCCATCACGCCGGCGATGGCCTCGGCCGCAGCCGGCGGAACCGCATTGCCGATCCGCTCGCGCCAGTCGCTGTCGCTCAGGCCGTCGAGGGCCAACTGCTCTTCGGGGTCGACCAAGCTCTGCAGTGCGGCGAGTTCCAGGGTGGTAAACGGCCTGTGCCAGGTGCCGTCCAGCGACTGGATGATGCAGGTCAGCCGGTCGTTCGCCTCCGGCATGCGCGGATCGGCCACGCTCCATCGACCGTTGTCGTGCCTCGCACTGGCCGACACCGCGCCGGCGGATTGGTCGAACCCAACTACGCCGTAGTGGCCGCCGGTCAGGTAGGCGTCGCCCTTGGTGCGATCGAGCACGCGCGGATCAGCGATCGACAGCGCGCCGCTGGCCACCTGCTGGGAGCCGGTGACCGTGCCGGTAGCGCTTCCCCACTCGCCGACGTGCAATTTGCGGCTGCTCGCCCCTGGGTGCCAGTTGTGGTACCTGGGATCGGCAACAGCCTGGCCGCCGGAGCTGGGTGAGTGCCCGCCGGTGACGGTTCCGGCGTGGCTCCCCATGCTGACGACGCGAAACACGTTGTTGTGCCGGACGCCGCCTGGGCGCGGGTCGGCCACGGCGAATGCGCCCTGGCCGGTAGTACTGGCCGCGATCACGGTGCCGGACGGACCGTCCCAGTCAGTGACGGGGTACTTGCCGAAGCTCTGGCCGCGGGGATCGGCGACGGAGTACGTGCCCTGGCCGGGCGACTTGACGCCGATGATGGCGCCCGAGGTGTCAGTCCAGCGGCGCACGCCGTACTGCTGGTACTGCAGGGCGTTTGCCGGCGCGCGAGGATCCGCGACTGAGAACCGCCCGTTCATCGGGCGGCTCGCGCCGGCGACAACGCCACACGAATCGCCCCAGTGATTCACGCCCAGGACGCCCCGGTGGTACTCCGGCACGATGATCAGATCGCGCAGGTAGCCGTCCTCGACGGCCAGGTCATTCAGGCTGCGCCAGTCGCTGCCGGCGCGCACCAGGGCGAGGCGCACCCAGGTCTTCCACTGCAGGGACGGTACGCGGTGCATTGGGCCGGCGGCCTCGATGTCGCCGGGAAGCGGCATGCGGCCGAGGATGTCGCCGACGGCGCGGAGCGACTTCTTCTCTGGTTCGTACAGGAAGGGCGGCACTTTCTCGACGTGGCGGGCGACAAGCAGGAAGCGCTTCCGGGACTGCGCCAGGCCGCCGAGTTCGCCGCAGTCGTGAGTGGTTTCCGCCACGGCGTAGCCGAAGCCGCCGAGTAGGCCGTTGATCTGGTCAAGCAGGTGCCGGCCGCGGCTCGCCAGGCGCGGGACGTTCTCGAAAACGATCAGCGGCACTGGGTCATCAGCCCATGCCTCGCCCATCAGCCAGATGCAGCGCAGCGTCAACTCGTTCAGCGCCTGGTACTTCGGGGTCAGGCTCATCTTCTCCGACAGCAGGCCGCTGGCGCCTTTGCAGGGCGAGCTTATGAACACGGCATCCGGTCGGCGCCCGCCGGCGGCGCGTCGGATGTCCTCCGGGGTTGCCTCCCTCCAACCGGCGGGCGGCTCCGTTCCATGGAAGCGGATGTATTGGTCGCGGGTGAACAGGTCCAGCAGGGTGCCCGGGACGCCGGCCAGGCGCTCGAAGTCGCGGAGGCCGGCCGGGTCCACGTCGATGCCACCAAGGCATTCCCAATGGGCCTCGACGTTGCCGACCCGCGGCCGCGCCCGGTTGAAGCCTGCGGCGCCGCCGCCCAGGCCGCAGCAGAAGTGGAAGTGGTAGAGGGTACGCTTAAGCATGCCGCCGCCCTCCCTGCGTTTTCCTGGCCGCCAGGTTGGCCATGTAGCTGGCCCACTCGACAGCCTTGGCCTGTTGGCGAATTCGGCTGCAGCGTTGGTGTTTGCCGGTGGAACGTGCGTTGCCGCAGATATCACAGATGCTCGGAAGGTCCAGCCGCTTGCTGGCCATCGCTGGGCGAGTGCGAGCCGCCGACGTGGTTGTGCTAGCCTTGGCGCCGCCGCCTTGAGGCTGATTCGCTTGCATGGTGTCTCTCCTTTGGGGTGGTTGGCGCCAGGGAGTGGCCGCTCCCTGGCGCCTCTTCTTCAGCGCCGCGCGGGGTGCTCGCGCAGTTCCTGACAACTGATGCAGCACTCGCAGCCCGGAGCAGCCTGGCGGCGGGCCTCGGGTATCTGCTCTCCGCAGTCCTCGCACCAGAGGGCGCTGGGCGCCAGGCGGGTGTTTGTCCGCTGGGCCAGGGCGGCCTGGACCATGTTCTCGGCCCGTTCGTTGGCTTGGTCGATCACATCCACAGTCAGCCTCCTTATGCTGCAAGCTTCGCTGCGGCCCAGCGCTTGCTCAGGTCCTGCCAGATCGCATCGCCGTTTTCGAAGTACTCATGCACTTCCTGTTTCGGGGCGTAGTCCATGCGCAGCACGGACAGGCACGCATCGAACAGCGCTGGGTCGAGGCGGCGCAGCTCGGTGAGGTCGAAGCGGTGGGCTTGGCCGTTGTACAGGCCGAGCAGGAACCGACCGATCACGCCGCTCTGGCCGCTGTCGCGCTGGGCGATCGGCAGCAGGCGTTTCAGCGCGGTGAGGCCGGCTACCTCGTTCTCCTGCTGCCTGGTCTGGAAGTCGTGGATCAGTTGCAGATAGTCGTGGGGGAGGGGTTGCATGGTGTCTCTCCTTTGGGGTTGCAGTTCCGGCGTTGCCGCGCCGGTCAGGCTTGGAAAATCCAGCACTTAACGGTGCTGGGTCGGTTGGTGAGAGGGTTCTGGCGGGCGTGTGCCGAACGCACGGCACTGTCGACGGCCTTGTATTCGATGAACTTGTGCCGGCGGGACTCTTTCAGCAGGTCGCGTAGGGTTGCCGCGTCGGCCACCTTCTGGCGGTGGTCGGCGGCCAGCTTCACGAACTCGTTGAGGTTGATGGCGATGGTTCCGGGGTTCTTGCTGTGGTTGAGCACCGACTCTTCGCTGAGGTTTTCGAGGTAGTCGTAGACCTCCCAGAACTCGGCCACCTCGGGCGCGTCGGCGTTGACGGCGTCCTGGCGCTCCAGGGCCATCGTCATCAGGGTGTGCTGAGCGCAGGCGAGCTGGTGCTCGGACAGCGGAACCACCAGGCGCAGCGCGTCGACCAGGGCCATCATCTGCGCGTGGTTGAGTATCAGCCGCTCGATACGAATCTGCTTCAGACCGCGCAGCGTCGCGCTGTGAACCTTCAGCCGCTCGCGGAAGCACTCCAGCACTTGGCCTTCGGCGCGGATCGCCTGTAGCAGGAAGTGGCTGACCTCAAGCACTGACAGATGGTTGAGGTTGTCGGCCGCGGCCTGGCTCTCGCGGGTGATTTCCGGCCGGCTAAAGTGCAGCTTCACGATGCGAGTCATGATTGCCTCGGAGGCCACGACGGTGGCGTTCTGGCTGATCACCAGGGTTCCGCGAAAAGGCGGCTCGTAGGTCTCGTTGCCGGCGGTCTTTTGGCCGGTCACGCCGAGGGAGCGGCCGTTGAAGAGGGGCTTGAACTCGTCCCAGTCGAAGGCCTTGGCGGCGGTGCCGCGGTTGTTGTCACTGCGGTCGGCCTCGAGCAGAACCATCGGCATATTCGACAGTTGGGTCAGCCAGCGGCGCAGGCCCGCCTTGGTCATCTTCGACGGGTCCTGGCCCTCTTCGTCGGCGCGGCCGAGCAGCTTCCAGAGGAAGGTAATAAGCGTCGACTTGCCGGCACCGGCCTCGCCGGTGGCCTCGAGGAACGGAAAGGACTGGAACTCGGCGCGGATCTGCTCCGCGAACAGTGAGCCGAACCAGAATGCCAGCGCCACTAGGCCCTTGGCGCCGAAGCAGGTCCACAGCCAGTCCAGCCACTCCGGACGGTAGTCCTTGGCGTCGGTGGCGATCTGCAGCTTGATCGAACGCTGCAGGGTCTTCAGGCGCAGTTTCTGGAACTCGAAGAAGTCTTCGGCGTTGGCCTTCTCGATCACGCCGCCGCGCACCGCCACGTCGCCTAGGACGTAGCAGGCATGCTCCCGGCTGTAGCCCAGGTAATCGATGGTGGCCACCGTCTTCAGGCCGGTTAGTTGCAGCTTCATGATCTGGTCGAGCTGCGCGCCGCTGCCGGTGAATATCGCCCCGGCCGCCACGCCGAGCAGGCGCTTCTTGAACTCGCTGGCCGCTGCGACCTGGGCGCTGGTAAAGGTGTTCTTCACGCTCTCGTCGTCGGGACGATCTATGCGGAAGTAGTACCAGCTCTCGTCTGTGACCTCGTTGCGCTGGAAGTACAGGGCCTGGGGGAAGCAGTTTGCGATTTCAACCACATTGCCTGACTGCTGCAGCGCCTTGTCGCGCTTCTGTCTGTCGTTCAGCAACTTATCTTCGTGGTCGTCGCTGTTTTCGAACGCGCGCATGGCCCGGTCGAACTTCTCAAGGTCCAGCTTGAACCAGAACAATCTGTTACCGAACCGAAAGTGGAATTCGCCGCGGTTGTTCCAGTCGTACATCAGCAGCGCTTTCTCGGCAGGACTCTCGGCGATCAGTAGCGCACCCTCCTGACGTGCGGTCTTGAGGTCCTTCTCGATCTGCGCGGCGCGCTCGGCCGCGTCATCGATGAACATCCAGCGCTGGTGCAGGTCGTTCCAGTCGAATTTGCGGTTGTTGCGCTGCGGTAGTTGGGCCGCTTCGCAGACGTAGCCCAGGGCACGTGCCTCGGTCACCCACCGCCGGGTGTACCTGTGGGCGCCGGGTTCGTTGTCCAGCGCCCAGATCAGTTTCGGCAGCTTGCCGCCACGGGCTGTCGCGAGTTCGCGCAAAGACTGCTCGGGGAAGGCGTTGGAGCTCATGGCCGACACGGCGTCGATGCCGTGGTGCAGCAGTGCGATGGCGTCGAAGATACCTTCGACGATCCACAGCTCCTTCACCTCCTGCAGGTCGACGCTGGGTGGGCACCACCAGACGCCGCGCGGGCTGTCGCCCGGCTTGAAGCGGGCCTTCTTCTTGCCGAAGCGGCTCGGGCGATCGATCAGGCGTTCCCAGTAGCCCCCTTTCTTCAATGGGAAACGGACTGTGGCGCTACCGATCTCAAGGTCACGGGCCCAGTAGTTTTCCTGGCTGTACCAGCCATCGATCAGCGTCAGGTCGAAGCCGCGGGCATGGGCCAGGTACGCCCGGGCCGAGGCGGCGGGTTCCTTGTCGGTGGCCGGCGCTCGCTTGCTCCAGTCGTCGAAGAGCTCCGGGTAGATTTCCTTGATGTGCCAGGTGTCGCCGCACTTGCCGCGCCCGCAGCGGATGAACCAGGGGCTGTCGACCAGGGTGTAGAGCTCCTTTTTGCCGCACGTCGGGCACTCGCCCTTGCGCATGTACTTTGTGCCCTTGATCGGCGTCAGTCCGTACTGATCCTGCAGGCGGCGCAGCACGTCGGCCTTGAGTTCGCGGTCCATTTCCTTCATGCGCGCCCCCGAATCTGCTTGCGCAGTTCGCGGATGGTCCGGCAGATGCCAGCAATGTGTGGGCGGTCCTCGAGGATGCGCTTGCCGCGCAGCCCCTGCGGCGTATAGCGGTAGCGATCGTCGTACCAGCACTCGGCCATGGCGGCTTCGTACTGGCTGACCAGCCAGAGCAGGTACTTCTCAGCCTGGTTCTGGTCGACTTCGACGGTGATTGAAATGTGGCCGCTCATGGCGGTGATACCTCGAATTCTGGGCGTAACTTCCCCAAACCCACGGCAGTGGGTAGGGCGTGTTTCAGGGATTACTGGGTGTGCTGGGGGCGCTGTTTGAGCAGGTGCGCGGGCAGATAGCGGGCCGGGATCGGGAAGCGACAGTGACTGCGGGTGTCGATCAGGTAAACCACCTCGTCGTCTCCCTGGCCCCAGTCGATACCCAGCCAGATAGGGGCTGGCCCCGCGAAGACCTCATCCCACGCGCGCTGGGCGAGTTGTTCGGCCATGAATTGGGGAACCTCGAGGCCTTTGGCCAGATGGTTGACACAGGCATCGAACAACCGGTCGGAGCCGGAGGACAGATACTGGTTGGCGTTGGCCTGCAGGTACGCTGCGGCGGCTTGCTGCATGGTGCTGCGGTAGTCGTTGGTGCCGTTCATTGCATGCACTCCACGTGATCCAGCAGGTCCAGTTGGTTGGTTGCGGCCGCGAGGTCGCGGCGTGCCAGTTGACGGGTTTTCGAAGGCGCCATGGGGAGCACCAGCAGTGGCCGCTCGAGGCCCGAGGGGCTGAGCTGGTAGTCCCAGCTCAGGGAGCCGGTGAAGGTGGCGCCGCAGAGCGCGTTTGTGCATTGCGCGTACATCGAGCGGAAGCACGGGGTTTGGCCCTCGGAGGAGCGGATCCGTATCCGGCTGTGGCAGCAGGGGCAGACGAGCTTGTAGACGCTCACGCCTTGACCCTCCGGTGCAGGGTGATCACTGCGCCGACTTCGGCATGTCGTGCGGCCAGGTGTTGGCGGTGGGCGACGATGATTTCGGCGAGTTCGGCCTCGTCGATCTCTCCGTCGCGTAGCGCCTCGGCGATGATGCGGTCGACCTCGCCGCGCTTGATGGCGGTGGCGACGCCCCGGGCGTACAGATCAAGGTTATCCAGCTGGGCCGGGTCGGGCATCTGCACAAACATGCCGCCATACAGGTGTGCGACGTACTCGGGGAAGTGGCTGGTGCCGGTTTCCTGCTCGAGCAAGCGCAACTGGTCGTCACTGAGCGGCTTGCTGCCGGCGTTCTCATAGGCGTGGTTGTCGAACTTCTTCAGATCGAGGCCCAGGCGGGCAGCGGCGCATTCACGACCGCCGGGATAGGCGCCGATGATCGCGCTGACCACCTGGCGCCGCGTTTCTAGGAGCGGGCGTTTCATCTTCTGGTGTCTCTCCAGGGCGGTGGCCATTACTGTTTGTCTGCAGCTCGGCGGATACCGGGGACAACATCTGCCCCTATCTCTTCAGATAGGTCCTTGAGAATCGCGTAGGCGAGGCGGCCATTAGGAAAGCGATCCGCTCCTGCCCAGCGAGCCACTACCTGGGTGACATTGCGTGGCTCGTAGCCGCGAGTCAGGGCGAACTTCCGGTAACTGCTGCCCTTTTCGACGAGACGTGCACGGATCTGATTAGGGGTCATAGATCGAGTGTTCCCATATAGATAAGATGTACTCACTCGGACATATGTTAGGCACTCGTTTGGAAATGTCAACAGATAAAAATGCACAAATGGAAACTTCTGTGCGGTTGCGTGCGGCCTTGGAAGCCAAGGGGCTTTCGATAAAGGAAGCTGCAGAAGCCTGCGGAATACCGTACAGATCGTTCCAGAACTATACCCTGGGGCTGCGGGAGCCGAACGCTGAGGCCTTGGGAACGATAAGTTCTCGATTGGGTATCTCTGTTGACTGGCTGCTTACAGGGGATGGCCGGATGCTCAGAGGCGTATCCGTAGGAGAAGCGCCCGGTGGGGCGGAGAACCCTCGTGAGCAGGCCCTGTTGGCACTTTGGCGCGAACTAGACGAGGGCGAGCAGCGAGAAATACAGCTTGCTGCTGAGGAAAAGAAACGTCTGAAAATTCTGGAGCAGCGCCTTGCGGAGCTGGAGGCCGTTGTCGCTGATGTTAAAAGGCTGGCATGATCTGTTCTTATTAGGAACGGGCATGGACGGAAAGTCATGGCGGTGCTTGGTAGCAGGGAGCGGCTTGTGCTCCAACAGCGTGGGATTGAAGTGGTGTCGGGTGTCTACGGTACCTACTACTCCCTCACGAGCAAGGGGCTGTACTGGCTCTTCAATCACGTCCATGAGGTCCGCCCCACAAAACTCCGGTTCTCCATCCCACTTTTGAAGTCACTTGCCTCTGTCCAGCCGACCAGCAACTGGCGAAACCTCCGTATCACCGCTGTAGTCCTGCCCACCTACAAGGCCCAGTACTACCAGTTGGCGGTTTACCTGAATGGTTCTCCGCCACGGCAGATCTACCATTCCCCGGTCGAGCGTAGCGTGCCGGAGGAGTTCAATCTTCTTAGCGGGGCGCCATTCATCTCGGCGGCAACACACGGAGTAGGCGAGGTAAGAGGCCAGCTCACTGAAGTAGAGCGGCAACGGCTCACCGCAGGCGAGTACATTGAGGTGGCGCTCTGATGAGGACTTGTGCAATTCAACGTCCAATGAGGAAACTTTTCAAGGGTAACTGTGTTCTTGCTTGAAGTTTTTAAATTATGGGGGTGTCTGCCTTTAATGAGTTTTTCTTTGTTGTGCGTTTTTTTGATTTTTTATGGGAGGGTGTATGGACTTAGAGCTAGAGAAATTCAGAGCCAGAATACTTGTGGTGGTTGGGCGAATGGTGATGTTTTTGTTTTTCTTGGTTTTTCTAATTTCGGCAATGAAAAGCATTGCTATTAGTCTTGATGGGAACGATCTCGGTGTCTTCGTTAATGTCAGGAATTCAATACTTGATCTCTATCATAATACCCAGTACCCAGTCGTGAGTTGGGTTTGGGAATATTCTCCTGTTTTTTATAATTATCAGGTTTCTAGTCTTTTTACCTTTGGTTGGATGGTGGTGTTTCTGGGTTTCTCGATTGGTGGAGTGTTTTTATACATGGGCAAGAAAACCCTAAGAGAACATGATGAGGCAAAGAATGAAGCGAGAAAGAGTAAGTTGACTGAGGCCTATAAGAACAAGCTTGGATGAGGTCTGTGTGTCTCTGGTCTGCTCTAATTGTGTAGGCTAATTACATGAAGATGTAATCAAGAGAGCTCGCTGTGGAGTTTGAAGTTTCTATCTTTTGGTTGGTGCTTATTTGGAAAATTGTGTGGGGACAAAGTGAAGCGTAAACCTTTAAGCAGAACACTGGCTCTGAGACCTGCGATTTTCGCAAAAGAGATAGACAGGAGTCTATCAGATCTCATGACAGAGGCCTCAGCTGCGTGTATCACTGTTGGAGATAGACAAGTCCATGATGAACATATTGGGCCAGAAGGTCCTGAGATTGATCAGACTTATTTCTATAATAATCTGAGGAATTATGGCAATGGTGCTGTGTTTTTTGAGCTTTGGTCCTATATACCTGGACGTATGCCCGCTGGGTTTACCCCTGACCCTAAAGTAAATAATGCCTCATATGATATTGCGCAGATTGTAGATAGCCGAGGAAATCCAAAGGAACTTATTCAAATATCACATGTTTTAATATTTGGAAATGTGGTGATAGTTGAAGCTAGTAAAGGAACGGGTGGCTCTTTTCTTATTCAGAAGTATATCAACAAGCTTCTGCGCGCAAAATGTGCACCTAGGCCTCCTACTGTCATGCTGACGACGGCTATTTCTTCTGATCTAGATAAGGAGATTGAGCAAGGGGGTGGCGCCGTTTCCGTTTCTCTTGGTATCTCTGCGGCACAAGAGCAAAATGAAAATAGAGTTGCAGGACTTCTCTCGAGGGCCCATTCTGTTTTCAGTAAGACAGGCTTGGTTGCGTTAAGTTGGACGGCAGAGAAGGATAGCGTTCTCGATACTGAGGAAGTTGTAGAGGAGGCTTGTACAGCTAAAGATGATGAGTTTGATCGAATATTTATTAAGCTAAAGCATGGAAGTATTAAAGGGCTTTCAAGGTATAAAATATCTATGCCTATAACTGTTCGGGATGCTGGCGGAAGGAACCCTGATCATGCAGAGATTCGAGAGAGCATGATTCACTATCTTGGGCTCCTTATGGCTCCCGATAAGAAAGGCAATCGAGTTATTGACGATGAGGGTAACATGATAGGAAATGGCTAAGAACTGGCTTCCTGAAGAATTAATTAATGTATGGCTTGTCGTTAGGGAGTTTGGCACTGTCTCAAGAGAGGCTCATAATCGAATATTCTCACTGTTGATTAATATGGTCTTTATGTTGTGCGGGTGTGGGGTTGGCTATAGCCTGAGTCTCTCGGCACAGGATAAGGTGCTTGATTCAATAATAAGTTTTTGTGGAATCATTATTGGTTTTGTTATTACTGCAATGCTCTTTTCTGGGCGGAACCCTGCTGCTGATAAGTTGAGGTATGAGCAGGCAAAGGTATATGCTCTGAAGACAAAATATATATTGCTCTCTCAGACGCAGACCTTAATTGCTTTCCTGTTTTGTGTGGGGTTTTGCTTGCTAACAATAATGATTAAGAATTCAAGGGTTAACTTGCTTGATTCGTTATTGCTTTTTTCTTTGGCAATGGGGTACTTTTCTTTAGGCGTTTATCGGACGATATTTCTTCCTTTTCAAATATACGATGTTCATTCTTTTGCGCTGGACTCTCTAGTGCTGGAGAAAGAGGAGCAAGCTAAGGATAAGGTAAAAAATATTATGGACGGATTTAAAGAAGTGCAGTGATCTTGAGGCGTCTTAGGATGACTCCTTCGTTGAGTCTTGCGCTTCATTTTTATCGTTACCTTTTTTGATTTCAGAGGCTTTAGATGCTTTGATCTATGTCTCTGGGTCGGAATATTGTCCCCCGTAAAACACAGTTTCCTTTTTTAGGTCAAGCGTCTTTGCGTAATGTTTTATTAGCATCTTGCGGAGGGTTTCGTTCTCCACCTCTAGGGCCTTGTTCCTCTTTTTAACTTCTCTTATCTCCTGTAGGGCTTTATTTAGTAATTTTTCTATCTTTTCTTTCTTATCTTTTTCTGAGTTGCCGAAAAGAATATCGGAAATTCTTTTTTTTAGATCGTTGTTTGATTTTGTTAGTATCGAGATTTGGTTTTTAAGATTTTCTACTTCGGATAGCTTTTTTCTAGGGTTGGGAGGGTTGGCTTTTGCACTATTTATCTTAGCGCGCCTTTTAGCAAGCTTTTCCTTTCGAGACTCCTCTTTCTTCAGCGCCACTTTAAGTAAAGAGTCAATCATTGACGTCTCATTACTTATTTCCGCTATTTGGTTGGTGGGCGGCTTGGGTGCCGTTGAGGTGCAGCTTCTCCCTTTCTCCAGAGCTTCTAAAATGGCGCTGCCAAAAGTGGTTGTTGGCTTTTTTGCGGTTGACTTGGAATTTTCCATTTCCGATCCTCCCGAGGTACGCTTAACTTATTTACATCTTCTTCAGGAAAATTTCCAGAGTAAGTTATTAACTTTCTCTCCTAACCGGATGCGCAAATCCCTGTAATATGGAGAATCGAGCGGCTAGCGAGCCGCTTGCAGGCGCTTCCACTCTCGATCGACAGCCCGCTTCGCGCTGGCCTTGGTGCTGTACAGGTAGCGCAGGCGGCGTGGCTTGCTCTGGTCTCCCGCGATGATGGTCTTCTCCGTCCCGCTCTTCTCGTCACGGTAGTAGGCGATGATGCCGGTGTAGTCGCCGCCGGTGTTGTCGGCCAGGTCGCTGACCAGGTCCTCGGGCAGCTTGCTTTCCAGCTCCAGGCTGGTGATGTAGCCGCCGTCGGCGCTGAGGCTGTGCTGCACATTGCCGCCGTACCAGATGATCGCGTCTATCTCCGTCTTCACGCCCTGCAGGGTGTAGGTCAGCTCCGGGATCAGGTCCGCCCGGCCTCTGGCGAGCACGTAGCTGAGCGTGGCGCTGCCACGCTGCTGGCGGTTCCACTCGGCGCGGGCAGCGCGCAGGGCGCTCTGGCGGTCGCTGTAGGTGTGGCGCAGGTCCTTCAGGTTGTCGCCCTTGGCACCGGCGATGGCTTCTTGCTTCTTCGCGCTGTTCACGTCGTAGAAGTACGCGCGCACGCCGTCGTAGCTGTCGCGGTCGGCCTGCAGGTAGCGGTGCTGGTCGCCATCCTGGCGGGTGAGGATGATGTGCGGCAGCGCCAGGCCGCTGGCAGTCTTGCCGCCGCCGGCCGGCAGGCAGAGCAGGCAGCCGGCTTTCACGGTGGCCACCGCATCGAAGTCCTCGCCCAGGCGGGTCAGCAGGTTGGCGTCTGACTCGTTGGCCTGGTCCAGTTGCAGGATCGGCAGGCCCGCCAGCGCCGGCGCGAGCACCGGCTTCAGGTTGTTGCCGAGGGCAATGTCGGTGAGCACGTCGCCCAACGTCTTCGGGCTGCTCCAGCTGCGCTCGCGCTTGACCTTCAGTCCCTTGCGCAGGTCCGCCGAGCGGGCACGGATGCTGAGCACGTCCGGCGCGCCGCTGTGCTCGGTTTCGTCGACGGTGTAGGTGCCCTTGTCGACCAGTCCGCTGTCACTCCAGCCCAGCCAGAGGTGCAGCACGGCGCCGCGCGGGGGGATCGTGAGCAGCCCGTCATGATCACTGAGTGTCACGCTCAACTGATCGGCCTCGAGGCCGCGATTGTCGGTCAGGTCCAGGGCGATCAGTCGTGGGCTGATGAGCTGGGCGATGTCGTTGCCGTCGACCGTGAGCCGGAACACCGGCACCGGGTAGCCGGCGTCGCGCTGCAGCTGGTCGACGGCGCTGGTCAGGTAGCCCGTCACGCGGGCGAGGGTGGCATCGATCACAGGATGCGTCTCAGCAGGTTGCCGGCGGTACCGAGGACCGAGCCGAGCAGATCGGTGCGGCCGTCGTCGATGCGCTTGAGCTCGAGGGAGAACTCGATCCGCCGCGGGGTGCCGTCGGCGAAGAAGAGTGTCCGCGTCTCGGTGACACGCTCGATCACCCACAGGCCGTAGATGCGTCCGGTGCCCTCGACTATGGGCCAGGCCGACCCGGTGTCGGCCATCTGCCGCAGCACGTCCAGGCTCAACGCGCTGCCGGCCAGCTCCGGCAGCAGCACGCCGGGCAGGGTGATCGCGTCGTCGCCGCGGCCGATGAACTGGCGCGCCGGCTGGGCACCGATGCGGCTGCTGCTGACGTGCCGCCACTCGGTCTGTCGCTGGAACTCTTGGTAGGCCAGCGTGTGCAGGCTGAATACGAACATCCCGAGGGACAGCATCATGGTGGTTACTCCCGGTCCTGCAGGCGGGCGCGCAGGCGCGCCGCCTTGTTGCGTTCGCGCTCGTCCAGCAGTTGGCTGAGCGTGCGTTTCAGGTCGGAGGTGTCGCTGCCCGCGCCGGCCTGGATGGTGATGTAGTAGGTGTCGCCGCCGATGCTGACTGCCGCTGGCGCCGAGCTGACCGGAGGACGGTTGTCGATGGTGATGGCCTGCGCCGGGGCGCTGGCGCCGAGCACCAGGGCACCGATGGCGCCGGCGCTCTTGCCCAGGTCGCCGAGCATGGACAGCAGCGGCTGGTCGAACATCGGCGAGCGTTGGCGCTGGGCCGCGACCAGTTCGGTCACCACTGCCGGCGGGGTGATCGTCGGGCGGGCGCTTCGGGTCAGCTCACTGCCCAGGCCGGCGACAGCCTGGCGCCCTGCGTTGACCAGGCCCTGGCCGATACGCGCAATTACGCCCAGCGGGCCGGCCTGGCCGGCGTCGAGGCCCTGAGCCAGGCCAGCCATGGTGAACCCGCCCAGATCGGCGAACACCCGCGACGGTGAATGGATGCCAAGCGTGTCCTTGAACCAGTCGATCGCGGCGCCGCCGACGCGCTGGACCGCGCGCTTGATCTGCCCGATGCCGGCGAGCAGGCCGTTCACCAGGCCCTGGACAATCATGTTGCCGAAATCGGTGAAGCGTGCCGGTAGGTCGATGCCTAGGTAGCCCAGGACGCCGGAGAACGCACGGTAGATCAGACCGAGGGGGCTGAAATTCATCAGGGTTGAAAGAATGCCCCCGATGCCGCCGTCGAAACCTGCCTTGATTTCTTCCCACAGCCCCAGCAGGTACGTCTTGACGGCGTCCCAGTTGCGATAGATCAGGTACGCGGCGCCGGCCAGCACCGCGACGACGGCGGCAATTGCCAGGACCACCGGGTTGGCCGCCAGTCCCCACAGCGCGATGCTCACGACGCGCAGGGCGGTCACCAGTGGGCCGATCAACAGGCTGGCCAGCATGCGGATCGGTGCGAACAGCAGTTTCAGCAAGCCGATCAGACCGGGCAGGCGAATGCCGATGGTGCTGAGCATGAAGCGGACTGCGATCATCGGGCCGAGGATGCCGGCGAGGGTGATGGCCAGGCTGCCGACGGAGGCCATCAGCGCCGAGAACGCGGCGACGGTGATGACGATGCCCTTGCTGACTTGCGGGTTGGCCTTCAGGAACTCGCCGACGTTGTGCAGCAGGTGACTGAGGTCGGCGGCGAGCTCGCGCAGCCAGGGGCTGTTCTTGTCGAACAGCTCGACCGAAATGTTTTCCAGGGCGGCATGCAGCATGGTCATGTCGCCCTTGAGGTTGTCCAGCTGAGTGGACGCGACCCGGGCGGCCTCGCCCTCGGAGTTGTTCAGGCTTTCGCGCATGGTCTGGAACTGGCCGCCCTCGACGGCGCGCATCAGGGTGCCGAAGCTGGTCACCGCGTACTGCCCAGCGATGTCCTTGAAGATTGCGCCGCGCTGCACGTTGCCCATGCCGGCGGTCTTCTTGTTGATGTCCTTCAGGATGTCCAGCATATCGCGCATGTTGCCGTTGGCGTCCTTGGTCTGGACGCCCAGCTTGGCTACCGCCTTGGATGTGCCCAGGCGGGTCAGAACAGAGCGCATCGAGGTGCCGGCCATGCTGCCCTGGACGCCGGCGTTGCCGAGCAGGGCCGTGGCGGTGGTGACTGTCTCCAAGCTCTGGCCGTACTCGCGGCCGACGCCGGCGGAGTACTTCAGCGAGTCGCCGAGCATGCGGATGTCGACGTTGTTCCGGGTGAACGCCGCAGTCAGTACGTCGGCCACCTGGTCCATCTTCTCGGCTGGAATACCCATCGCCGTCTGGATGTTCGAGGCGATGTCAGCAGTGTCGCCGAGGTCCATGTCGCCCGCGGCGGCCAGGTTGAGCATGCCGGGCATGGCGCCGAGGATCTGCTTCGCGTTGTAGCCGGTGCGGCCCAGGAAGTACTGGCCCTGGGCGACTTCCTTGTCGGTGAACTTGCTGGACAGCGGCAGGGTTCGGGCCTGTTGCCGCAGCGCCTGCATCTGCGGATCGTCCTTGCGCTCGATGCGGGTCACCGCCTGGGTGGCCGACATCGTTGCGTCGAACTCGTAGCCCACGCCGAGCATCTGCCGCAGCTTGTCGCCGGTGTACATGCCCGTCGCGCGCGCCGCCATGCCGGTGCCGGCCAGCGCGGCAGCGCTCTGGATACCACGGCTGTAGGTGTTGCGGGCGTGGGTCAGGCGCTCCTGCTGTTGGCTGAGGTTGCGTAAGCGCTGCGCCTGGCTGTTGATGGCGCCATTGGCCGCCTGGATCTGCGCGCGCAGGTCGCGCTCATGCTTGCCGAGGTTGCGCGTGCTGATGCCGGCGTTGCTGAGGCGCGTGCGCAGTTGCTGCAGGGCTTGGCTCTGCTGCAGGTGCTGCTGCTTGAGGAAGCCGGCTTCACGGATTGCCCGGTTGTAGTCGCGGGTGAGCGCACGGGTGGGGTTGCCGGCGGCGGCCATCTGCTGGGCTAGCGCTTTCACTCGGGCCTGTTGCGCGGCCAGCGCGGTGCTGACCTGCTCCAGGGCGCCGCGCTGGGTGCGGAATGCGCGCACGTCGCTCTGCTGAGCGTTGAGCTGCTTCAGGCGCTCGCGAGTTGCCTTGAGCGCCCGGGCCGTCGCGTCGCTGCCTTGCATGATGCGACGCAGGGGAGCGGTGGCTCTGTCGATCGCGCTGAGCAGCACGCGCAGCTGCAGGTCATTCGCCATCGGCGGAACTCCGTACCCGGGCGCGTTCGCGCCATTCCATCAGTTCGGTGAGCGAGAGCCGGTCCATATGGTCCGGCGCCCAGTGAAACGTCACGGCCAGGTCGGCCATGGCGTTTTCTACGCGATCAGGGAGGCTGCCGCCTTCGCCCGCTTCTGCAGCAAAAAACCGGCGATCACCTGGCCGCAGGCGAGCAGGTCAGCCGGGTCCATGCCGGCGGCCTCGGGCTCGGTGATGGTCGGCTGGCTGATGCGCGGCAGGATTTTCATGGTCGCAGCCACGTCGAACTGCAGCAGGTCGAGCAGGTGCAGGCCGCGGAGTTCGCCAGAGGAGGGCTTGCGCAGGGTGAGCGATTCGATGGACTGGGCGCCGCGCTTGATCGGCTGGTCGAGGGTTACGACGTTGTCGGGAGCGTTCTGCAGGTCAGCGGGAGTCTGTTCGGTTTTCATGGGCGTCGGTATCCAAGGGGGAGAGGAACCGCCGGTCGGGCCGGCGGGAAGGGATTACAGGCCGATGGCCTTGCGCTGTGCCTCGAGCAGGTCCTTGCCGTTGACCTTCTCGACGAAGTTCAGCAGGTCGATCTCGATGACTTCCTCGCCGTTGACGACGAGCTTGTAGTAGCTGCAGGTGGTAGTGATCTTGTGCTCGGTGTCTTCGCCGGGCTGGGCGTCACCCATTTCGATGGTCTCGTGCCGGCCGCGAACGACGATTTCGACGGACGTGACCGCGCCGGTATCGTCCTGCTGGTAGGCGCCGGCGAAACGCAGCATCACGCCGCTGGCGCTGACTGCGCCGTACTGCTTGAGGACGGTCAGCTCCAGGCCCCCGACGGTCCACTCGAACTGGATGCCGTCGTCGTCGTGGCCGAGGTCGGCCTTGACCGGGCCGTTCATGCCGCCCCCGCGGAAGGCCTCCATCTTGCGGGCCAGCGGGGGCAGGGTGCAGGACTTCACAAGGCCCTGGTAGCTACCGCCATCGTTGAAGAGGTTCATGTTCTTGAGCTTGCGCGGCATGGCCATTGTGGGGCTCTCCGGGAATCAGGTGGGTCGGCTCCCCGTCCGGGGAGCGCTGGGCGTCAGGCGTTGACGCGGCTGGCGAAGTCGACGAGGTAGCTGTCGGTGATCTTCTGGAAGAAGGTCAGGTCCTCGAGCGGCGGCACCGGGGTGTAGTCGTAGGCGATGCGCAGCTTGCCGGCCTTGAGCGTGTCCTTGTCGTTCATGCTGGGGTCGTACCAGGCCTGGGCATCGATGATCAGGCCGAGCCCCTTGAGTTCGCGGAACTTGGCGTTCACGCCCTCGAGGATGTCGCGCACCAGCGACGGGTGCATGGGCTTGTCGACCGCCCACATGTGCGCCTCGGCGATGGTGTCGGCCAGCACCTGGGCGGTGCGGGTGTAGTTCTCGAAGGCGAACAGCGGATCATCGCTGCAGGTGCGCGAACCCCAGAAACGGAATCCCCCTTCCTGCACCAGGGTGGTGACCTCGTTCTCGTTGAGGTAGTTGGCGTCGGTGCTGGGGCTCTGCAGGTCCCAGAACACGTCGGCGCTGATGCCGGTCACGCCGTTGACGGCGACGTTCGACAGTGTCTTGTGCCAACCGACCTCCTGATCGATCCGGGCGCGCAAGCCCAGGGCCTGGGCAACAGCTGGCGCAGGTACGGTCTGGTTGACCACGGTGCTCCAAGTCAGGAAGTCCGGCCAGATCACCATGGCTTCGCGCGCGGCGAAGTTCTCGCGGTAGGCGGTGGCCTCTTCCTTGGTCTTGCAGCCGTTGGCGGAGACGTAGGCGAAGCCGCGCAACTGCTGGGCGATGGCGATGAGTGCGGTAGCGACCGGCTGGGTATCCAGGCCTGGCGCGCCGAGGATGCGCGGTACTACGCCCAAGCGGGCCTTGGCGGCAAGCAAGGCCTTCATGCCGGTGTACTTGCCTTCGGCGCTGACGCCGCCGATGACCGCGCTGTTGGTCGCGGCTTCATCCTCGCCCGGCTTCACCCGCACCACCACAGTGGCGGCGTTGGCCTGGTCGGCGATTGCCTGCAGGCTTGCGGGCAGCGTACCGCTGGTGCCCGCCTTGCCGATGGCAGCCTGCACGTTGGTGATGAGTACCGGCGTATCGAGTGGAAAGGCGGTGGCGTCGGCGTCTTCGGCGGTGGCTACCAGGCCGATGATCGCGGTGGCGATGGTGCGAATGGGGCGGGTCCCGTCATTGATCTCTTGGACCCGGACACCGTGATGGTATTGGTCAGCGGCCATGGGGTGTGCCTGTGCAGTGGTTGGATGACACTGCACAGGCTGCCGCGCGCGCGGCGATGGGGCGAGGCGGGAAGCTTGTAGGTCGGGAAGCTACAAGACGCCATCTGCGAAGAGGGCGTTGAGCCAGTCTGGTGCGGTCGGCCGGTGTTCTGCGAGCGGAAACTCACCGGACTCCGGCCAGTCGCGCAGTTGGCGGCGGTAGGCCTGCAGCGCCTGGTACTGCTCCGCACTGAGCGTCGTGGTACCAACCTCGAGCTCGTCGCGGTGACGGGCGACCAGGGCGTCGGTGTCGACGAGCTGGCGGTCGCGCCAGTTGCGCTCAATCGCGGCTTGCGCCTCCTCTGTGGGCGGCGGTGGTTCTTTCGTTGCTGGCTGTCCATCGGCGTCCGTGCAGATCACACGGCCATTCTCCTGTTCTAGCAGAATGCGGGCGTGTACTTCATCGCTGACGGGGACGCCGTCATCCGGCCAGCCGATCCCGGCCTCGTAGACCTCGCGCAAGGACACGGGGTAGAACACCCGCGCGGAAGGCGAGAAAACATAGCTAGCGCTCATCGACCGAATGCCTCCCAAAGCAAAACCGCCTGGAATTGATACCCGTTTTCCAAAGTTGCACCTGTCGTCGACGGGTTATAGAACGAGGTGCTCGCGTCGGTTCCTGGGTGGAAATTCGCAGTTTGGCCAGCGAACCCGCCCAAGCAGACATTCGGGAACGCGATGGGGAAGGTGATCGCCGCGGTACCATCACCAGGCACAGTCACCCGGCCCCATTGCCGGATGTAGCCCGTATCGTTGTCCCTCCACCAACCGCTTGCTCCCAAGGATGCTGTGGCGATGGTGCCGGCTCCGATGTTGCTACGCGCCGTCGTGGCATTGTTCGCCCCAAGGCCGCCTCGAGCCAGCGGCAGGATGCCGGAGGTAATCTGGCTAGCGTCATGGTTATGCCCTGCCGGGGGGAAGGTCGCGGGCTTCCCTGGTAGCGAAGACCAGTTGTACTCCGACTTGGCCACGTAGTTGGCCGGGTTGAAGTTGAGCGTCGTCCATTGCTCCCTCCATGGGAGCCAGGTACCCGCATAACGGCAACGATGAAACATGTATCCGTCATGGGTCTGGTACGTCTGATAGGTGAAGTCGCTGGAGGCTCGATAAACCATCAGCCGTCCCGCCTTTGCAGTCGGATAGTTTGCTCCGTTGGCCGCATAGGTGTTTGATGTCTGATACCACCAGCCAGATTCCTCAAGCGTGTTCAGGTCGAACGCGTCTCCAATGCGGCTATCAGGCTCTTTTGCAAACGAGCCACCCACATCGCAGCGTCGCCAGGCGGACCAGACCCCGCGCTTGTTGCCGACGTCGTACATGTAGCGCACATACATTTCGGCGTTCGCCGCGTAGCGCACGGCAATCTGCCCCGCGTTGCCGTTGCGCTGGTTGTACATCATCGTCTGGATATAGAAATACTGCCCCGGAATCGGACCGTTCTCGTGATTCGTGAGGATGAGCGGGATGTTCGTGGTGTTCGGGTCCGTCGTGTTGGGTGCGCTGGTGCATAGCCCTTGTGCGTACCAGGGAAGTCGGGCATCGGTGAACATGCCCGACGTAATTTTCGAGGCGTCCAGAGAGGGAATGTCGTCGGTAGTAAGCGTGGTTGCACCGATGACTAGACCCTTGGGGTTTACCCTGACCTTGGTGTAGGTGCCGTCGGCGACACCGGTATTGGCCAGCGTAACCGTAATGCTGGCGTTTGCGCTGCCGTCGAATGCAGCGCTGCCGGTGGCATCCCCAGCGATTGCCAGCGTGCGGGGGGAGGCCAGCTTGAGTGCAGTCGCTGCCTGGCCGATGGCGTTGCCAGTACCGCCCCGAGCCACAGGCAAAATACCGGTGGCGAGCTTGCTGGCATCCAGCCAAGGAATGTCGTCAGCCGTCAACGATGTGGCGCTGGTGACAAGACCTTTGGCGTTCACTCTGACCTTCGTGTAGGTGCCGACGGCTACACCGGTATTGGCCAGGGTCAGGGTGCCGCTGACGCTACTGGAGCCATCGAAGCGCGCCGCCCAGGTTGCGTCGCCGGTTGCGCTGAGCGTGATGGGCGCTGCAAGCCGGCTGGCAGTGGTTGCGTTGCCCGTAATCGAGGCCGGTAGTAGTCCGGCCGCGTTCAGCCTGAGCAGCTTGTTCGCCGTCGGGGTGGTGACCGCCTCGCTGGCATGCAGTGCGTCCGTGATGCCGTAGCCGTCCAGCGTGGTCGGGTTGCTGCCGGTGGTGACGATGCCATTGGCGTTGACGGTGACCGCACGGTAGGTGCCGGCCCCCACGCCGGAGGCTGGCAAGGCGATGGTGCGATCCGCAGACAAATCGCCACCGCCGACCAGGCCGTTGCCGGCCAGCACCTTGCGTCCCTTGAAGTCCGCGGCAACCTTCGCCTTCACCCAGTCCTGGGTGGCGTAGACGATGCCGTCGTCGATGATCAGTTCGACGTGCTCCATGCCGGATAGGATGATCTGCACGCGGATGGTCTGGGTGCGCGCGCTCCCACTCTCGACGCTGGCCTTGAAGCTGGGCGGGCAGTTGGCGATCGCCACGAACTTCCCGTCGGCGTCCTCGAGGCCGATCTCCCGTATCCAGAAGCCGCCGATGGCCATCGGCAGTACCATCTCGGCGACCAGCACGTTTGCGCTTTGCTCGGAGACGAACAGACGGTTCAGTTGAGCGCGGTAGCGCTGGCGGATCAGCTTGGTCTGAGCGGCCGAGGGGATGGGGTCAGCCGTCTCGCCGGGCGCGCCGCCGGCGTCACCGATGAGCATATGGGTGGGCTGCCACTTCTTCCCGGCTTCGCTCGCCGCGATCAGCGCTGCCGCGCCGATGTCGGTGAGCAGGCCGCCGTACTTGGGAGTCGTCATATCACTGCTTCCAGGGGCTGATTTCCAGGGTGTCGCCGTCGATCGTCGCCAGGCCGTGGCGGGCCTGGATGTCCGGCGTGATGCGCAGGTCCAGGCGGGTCAGGTGTCGGCTGACTGGGCGCACGTCGTCGAGCAGGCGCTCGAGCTCGAGCACGGTCTCCTCGTCGAGACCGTTGTCGCTGACGTCGACGGTGATTTCGAAGGTGCCGGGGACGCCGGCGGGGGTCTGTTGCCACCACTCGAGGATGTCGGTCAGCGAGCCGACGGGCTCGACCACGCGGCGCAGGGCGCTCAAGGTTCCCTTGTGGGAGTGGACGAGGTAGGCATCCCGAATGACCTGGCGCTTCACACGCTCCGGCCAGGTGCTGTCCCAGCGATCGACGGAGAACGCCCAGGCCAGGTACGGCAGAAGAGCGACCGGGCAGGTGCTGGGGTTCCACAGTTGGCGCAATGGGATCGGTACCCGCTCAATCTGCGCCAGGGCTTCGGCGGCCAGGCGCTCAAGTTCGGTGGCGTTGCGTGGGAGCAAGCTGGGCATCACTCATCCCCCAGCGTCAGCGTAATTCCGGTGCAGTAGGGCGCCTGGGCCGGTGTAGCGGCTATGTCCGACCAGTTGCTGAGCGTGACCTTGCGCACGCCCTCCACGTGGAGGGCCGCATGCACCGCCGATTCGGACACCTCCATCCCCAGGCGTCGACGCTGATGGACGTAGGCCGTCAAGCGGGCCCGGGCGGCATCGAGTATCGGCTCGGACTCCGGGCCGATGGTGGCCAGGTAGAGCGTCGCGTCGACACGGTACTCGAGCACCTGGGCGGACTGGACTGTGAGGCGATCGGCGACGGGGCGACGGTCGGCGTCGTTGAGGTAGGCGTCGACGATTGCCAGCAGGTCCGCCGGGGCGCTGCCGTTGCCCTGGGCGGCCTGCACCGTCACCACGACAACGGCAGGTGATGGGCTGACGGCCGAGGCATCGCCGACGCGACCGTCGGCGGCGCGGGCGTGGAAGATGTAGCTGTTACGCGGTCCCGCGGTGCTGAGGCCTTCCCAGGCCATCTGCGCCCGCTCGCGCAGGCTGTCGTCGGACTCCAGCAGTTCCGGCACGGGCGGCACCTTCGACGGATCTCCGGGCTGGATGACCAAGCGCCTGACGTTGTAGTTGGCGGCGAGCTGGTCGAGGTCGGCGCCCTGGGCGCTGGCCAGCATGTTTGCGAGAGCCGCCTCGTTGACCCGCTGGCGCCAGAGCATTTCGCGGTATGCGTTTTCCTCGAGCAGCTTGGTCAGCGGTTCGGACTCCAGGGCGAGGCGGGCGGCGATTTCCGCCTGCTGATCCTCCGGCCAGAGGCTGATGGCGTAGGCCTTGCGCTCGGCGAGTATCTGCTCGTAGTCCAGCTGCTCCACCGCGTGTGGTGGCGGCAACTGGCTGAGGTCGATGGCGACGAAGTTCGTTGTCATGCGCTGGCGCCCATCTGCAGGGGGATGCTCAGGTTGTGTGGCTCGTTGCTGTCCACCAGGGTGGCGTCAATCTCCATAAGCACCTGGCCGGCCAGGTTCTGGCCGGTGATCTGGACACGGCTCAGGCGGATGCGCGGTTCCCAGCGCATGAGGGCCATGGCGGTGGCGGCATAGACCTGCAGGCGGGTGGTGTCGTTGAACGGAGCATCGATCAGCTCCGGCAACTGGCTGCCGTATTCGCGCCGCATGACGCGGCTACCGATGCGAGTGGTGAGGATGTCGGCGATTGACTGGCGGATGTGTGCCAAGCGGTCGATGGTGCCGCCGGTATGGGCGTTCATTGCGGTTTCCCCGTCGTAGCGCCGCCCGGCATGACGCCGCCGTGGGTATGACCGACCAGGCTGATGCCCTTGGCGATCACGTCGACGCTCACGGTGACCTTGCCGGTAACGGTCTGGTTGCCGGTCTGGATGTAGTCGCCTTGGTGGGTGATGTCGCCGACGATGCGGATGCCGCCGTCGCTGATGAGCTCGGTGGTACCGCCGGCGGGAAGAACTGCGCGCAGGTGGTGGGCTGCGCTGTCGTACTCGATCACCGCGCCGTCACGGTAGGTGGTGCGATGCAGGGCGTCGCGGTCGCCGTTGGGCGGGATCAGGTCACTGAACAAGCCGGTCAGGACCACGCCATTCGCGGTCTGCCCGGATGGGCTGAAGAGCAGTACCTGCTCGTTCAGGGTGGGGGCGTTCCATTCGCGGTCGGCGCCGGCCCGCGGCGATGCCCAGGGCAGCCAGCCGGTCAGCAGGTCACCGGTCAACACACGGACGCGCTGCGCGGCATGGTCCACAGCGGCGATGGTGCCGAGGCGGATCAGGTTCTCGATCATGCGGGAGAGGGCGGCAAAGTCGTTCATGCCACCGATGTTTATTATGTTTTTGTGCTGCGTGAATCTTTTAAGCCTGTACTGTGGCTGACTACAAATAGTCGCTACCCTAGTCCGACGAGTCTGCTTGGGCGCCGCTTAAGTAATCTTCAATGGAGGCTTTGTCTGTTAAGATTTTGGAGTATTCATTGTTGTGCTTTATTTTTTCGCTAAGTTGGTTTAGCTCGTCTGCAATACCCTTGGTGAGAATTTCTAGATCAGGGAGTAAGACCAAGGTTGATTGGTTGTTCTGTAAGATTGTGTAAAGCTCTTTGTTGTTTTTGTCTCCTGAGTAGAATTTGTTGATAAATTCATCATCAATTATTGTGATTCCTTCTAGACCTGAATGGTGAGGCTCAAATGGTAGGGTGGCGAGATCACAATAGGCAGGGTGGTGAGTGAGGAGAAATGCTTTTGGGTGTTTGAGGAAGTTTGCCCACCGTTTTATGGTTATTGTATTTTTGAAGTCCTTGTTTTTAATATCTTGGGGGTAGGATATTAATTTCAATACTTCATGTATATTTTCGGATAGCAAATACAGCCATAATATATAGGTTTTTTCTGCAAAAGCTTCGTCTGCTGGGTAAGATAGACTTTTGGTGCTTTTTGATAGTAAGTCTGCAGCGTCTTTGAGGTTTATAACGTTGCCGGCGAGATTGCAGGCAATGCAGTTGTGACTATCCTTGTCTGGGGATATATCATGCAGGCTGCATATGCTGGGGTACTCGTTTGTGAATAATTCTTTTTCTATTATTTTTAATATGTTCTCAAATTTTCTGTTTGTTAGGGATTCTTTCATTTCGTTGTCTCGATATTAGACAGCCCGTCGAGGCTAAATGGGAGAGTTTGCGTCTATGTGCGCCAAAATTCCATTCTGGATCGTTTCCATATCGCTGCTATCAAAGCCAAGTAGGAGACGCTGCGCGTAGCTGACTTCGGGAGCGCCAGGCTCAGCACGGTCCCTCAGCCCGTACTGGTGAACCCGCGCGATGCGTGCGATCCGACCAGCGAAGGAAACCGTGATCGCCTGGGCGTCGCCCTTGGCGCGCAGATAGCGCACCGTGCGCAGCTTCTGGAACATCTTGATCTTGCGCCGAATACGGCCCTGCTTGCCGCGCAGTTCGCGTTTCTTGCGTGGCTCGTAGGCGCTTCCGTCGGGGTTGCGCTGTGCCATTACGCGCTTCTGCTGGCCGCGCCGTAGATCGCGGGCGAGCGAACGCGCTAGGGCAGCACGAGGGCCTGGCTCGAGGGCGCGGAGAATCGGCCCTGCCCAGTCTTCCAGAGCCTCGAGGCTGTCAGCCATTGGCCGGGCGCCTGATCTGCGGCGTCTCGAGCATGACGGCCTCGGTGGGCGTCGGCGGCGTCCACTCGGCCAGCAGCTCGCCGTTGGCGAGCATCTGCATCGGCCCATCGACCTCGATGGCCTCGGTGAGCTGGGGCTCTTCCGGGTGACTCACATCGTAGCGGCCATCCTCGCGGCGCTTGACGACGACACGCTCGGTCAGTTGCAGGACGATACCGAGGTCGACCTTGCTGCGGTCGAGCATGTCGGCCTCGAAGGTGATGCCGTCCTGCACCTTGGTGAGGTTGGCCAGCAGATCCGACTGGTTCACCAGCAGCCAGCCGAGCAGCGGCAGAAACACGCTGTCGGGGTGCCCGGCGAAGTCGGTGAGGATCACCTGCAGGTCATAGGCGTATTCGAAGGACAGGCTCTCGGCCGAGGTGCTGCGGACCCGGCCGTTGTCGATGAATATCACCAGGCGGTCGCCGTTGTTCCTGAGTTCCGGCACGGCGGCGAGCAGATGCGCTTTCAGGCTATCGGGCTTGTTCATGGGTAGCCCCTTGGGTGCGGATGATCATGTCGACCTTCGCGGCGCACTCGGCCCAGGACAGGCCGATACGCTCGACTTCAGTCTGTAGGCCGCCGTTGTCCTTCGGTGCCGCTGACTCCAGGCTGCAGGGCGTCACGGCGGGACAGCCACTGATGGTAAGCGGCCGCTCCGGTGATAGCGGGGCGCTGTTGCAGCCGGCGAGCAACATCAGGCAGAGGCTGGTCAGCCCACTGGCGATAGGATTCATCGTCACGTTTCAGGTCCTCGATCAAGCGTTCGCGGATGGCCAGCGCCTGGCGCAACTGCTGCCGCTGTTGGTCCAGGTCGGCCTGGGCCTGGCGCTCGCGGGAAAGGGCGGCCTCGAGGGCCGTGATGGTGCCGGCCTGGCGGGAAAGTTGGGCGTCGCTGGCTTTCCTCGCCATCTCGGCCTGGGCCAGTCGGGCCTGCGCCAGGTCGATGCGCTGCTGCTGCACCCACAGGAGCAGGCCGAGGGCGCCGAGCAGGGCGGCGCTGTACAGCACCTGGCGCAGAAGGCTCACGCGCTGGCCTCGGCGCAGTTGGCGTGTTGCTCGTAGGCCCGCGCGAGCTTGGTGTCGTAGAGGTTCCGCTTGTAGTCGGGGCCATTGTAGAGGCGGGCGAAGTCGGCCCATTTGCGAGCCTTCAGCGCCTTGTGTAGCGCCGGGTCGGTGTCGATGAAGCGGACGAACGCTTCGAACTGGGCTGACTCGCTGCGCCCCATGGCCTCGGCGAAGGCCTGCACGCTGACGTAGCCCAGGCGTTGCCAGTGGAAACCCATGATCTGGAAGGCGCCCCAACTGGCCGACTCCAGGGCGGCGGTATCGTCGATCTGGCGAGCGTTCGCCAGGCGCTGGTGCTCGGCGGTTCCGCCGGCATAGCCGCCCGGGCGAGGATTCACCAGCGCGGGGAACTGTGCGGCCAACTGGTCGGCGGTGACCTGATCGTGGGCGGCGAGACGGCGGTACATGATGTGGCGTTCGAACAGGATTGCCGGCTTGCCGTTGCCCAGGAACCCCTGGCCGTTCGACTCGACCTGATTGACCGCATAGATCGTCGCCAGCGGCAGGCCGAGGCGAGTTGCGGCGGCGACGAGGTCGGCGTTCTGCAGCAGGTGCGAGCAGTCAGCTCCGCCGAGAGCGGCCAGGGTCTTCGGGCCAGCGATGCCATCGGCGACCAGTCCATGCGAACGCTGGAAGGCACGCACTACGTCCTCGGTGGCGGCGCCGAAGTGGCCGTCCTCGTAGAGGTTGGCGCCGGCCCAGGTGTTCAGTCGACGCTGAAGCTGGAGGACCTCTTGAGAACGGTCACCATATCGAAGGGTCATGCGGATGGCCTCAGCAGGGCGGCGACGTTGCCGCGGGAACGGAAGATCAGCAGGCACAGCAGGGCGGCGACGATGGCGTGCCAGATGCTGACCGGTGGGCGGTAGAGCAGGATTTCCAGGCCGCAGATGGCCATGGATGCGCCGAGCAGGCTGGCGAGCAACGAGACGCTGCGGCGGAAGCGGGCGCCGCAGCGCTGGTAGCAGACCAGACGCAGCGCGGCAGCGATGTAGGCCAGGGCGGCGATCAACGGAACGGCAGTCATGAGCATGTCAGCGACCTCCTCGAATTCGGCGCCAGAGGTCGTCGAAGTCGACCTTGTCGACCCAGGCGACCGCCTTGAGGCTGAGGGGAATGACCACCAGGGCGCAGACGAAAGCAGAGAAGGCCAGGTTGGTCAGCCAGGGCACGCGGGCGAGGGCGACATCGGCGAACAGGTAGCCGACGCAGGTCGGCAGGATCAGCGACAGCAGGCGCGACCAGGCCTTCAGGTCCTGCTTCGTGCCGGTGGCCAGCCAGGCGCCGAGCAGGGCGCCGAACAGCATGCCGCCGTCAACCGGAAGGGTTACGCCCAGGCCGAGGCCCATGATGGCGCCGGCCGTGGCGGTGGTGGTGAGGTCAGCCATGCGGGGTGGTTCCTTGCAAAGTGGTCAGTCCCATAGGTTCACCATCTGCCGTTCCGGGGCGGCTGTCGGAATGTCCGGCATGGTGACCTTGAGGCCAGGGGGGAGGGTGGGGCCGTGGTCGGCCAGACCGTGGTTCGCCTCGAGGACCGCCTCGGTCACGCCGGCGGTGCGGCCGTAGTGCCGCCAGCACAGCGCCTCGACGGTGTCGTTCTGGTGGGCGATCGCGACGGCGGCCATCAGATCAGCTCCACCGTTGTGCGGGGACGCTTGAGAAAGTCACGGATCGCCCAGCGCTGGTCGCGGCGGTAGTCGTCGATGGTGGTTGCGATGTCCTGGGCCTTGTCGTTGCCGTTGGTGGTGGTGTCGTACCAGCGGTAGCGCTCGGCCACTTCGGCGGCGGTAGCCGACTGCACTGCGCGCAGATACAGCTGCACCAGTTCGGAGGTGTCCCGCACCTTGTCGGACGGCACCTGGGCGAGGTCGGCATAGCCGGCCGCGATCTTCTCAAGGCGCCAGGTCCGCAGCTCGCGGTTGACGCTGATCACCGCGGCAATGACCGCGACTTCAAGGCGCGCCGGGTCGACGCTGGAGTCGATGCGCAGGTTCGCGCGCACATGCTCGAGCTCGATGGTGGGCCAGAAGGGGTCGCTGTTGATGTGCCCGCTCGGGACCGGGCCGTTGGCGATGAATCCGCTCATGCTGCTGCTCGCTTGAGTTCGCCGGTGGTCGGGGCGTCACTGCTCAGGAAGGAGAGGACCTGGCAGATCGGCCCCGAGCCGGCGGGGCGCGGGGTACGCTCGGTCAACCGCCAGAGGCGGTCAGTTTCTTCTGGAGCCGTTCGGCGGCCTCCAAATCCTTCTTCCCGCCGCACTTGTCGTGCAGCTGGATCGCGCGCTTGAGCAGATCGATGCCGGCTTGCACCTGCCCGGGTTGACCGGGGCTCTCCACAGAAAGGCCTTCCAGGGTGGCATGGCCGGCGGCGAGATAGAGCTTCGCGCGGGCTTCGTCGGGCATGTCGGCCTGGTCGGTGAGCAGGAGGGTGCGATGCAAGGTCGCAAGGTCGAAGCTGCCGCCGGTCTTCTGTGCCTTGAGCGCGGCCTCGGCGATTTCTTCGGCGATGACGCAGCCGGCGGTACGCGCGAAGCGGTCGGGCATGACCAGGTCGTGTGCGAGCACGTAGTCGGCGATGTCCAGGGCACCGGCGTAATCGCCGGCATCGATGCGCCAGAGCATGACGGTGGTGACCACCTCGTCCTGGGCGCCCTTGCCGGCCTGCAGCACGCCGGAAATGTACGGCTGGTAGGCCGGCAGCAGCTCGACCTTGAGCGCTGCCTTGCCTTCGCCGGATTGGATGTTCTTCAGGCGGCTGCGATCCTGATACAGCTGGGCGAGCTGCAGCTCATAGGCGTTCGCGCCTTCCATGCCCTGGTGCGGGGCAGTGGCCGCCGCCTCTTGAGCGGCGGTCACGCGTAGGAAGTGCGCCTTGGCGGGACTGAAGGCCATGTCATCTACTCCGCGACTTCGATGTTCTCGACCACGCAGCCGAGGCCGTAGTCCTCGACGACGTAGGCGTCGTTGCTGGACTCGTAGTTCTCGATGCGGTTCTTCTCCGGTACCTCCTTCAGGTAGCGGCGGCGACCGCCGATCTGCCAGTAGAGCGACAGGTTCTTCAGGGTGGTGACCATGAGGCCCTTCTCGGGCACGTAGGGCACTTCCACCGGCGGCAGGCCGCCCATGCGCTTCTGCGACAGGATGAGGTCGGTGGCGATCTTCTCGGTTGCCGGCTGGTCCTTGTTCACCATCGGGAAGTACTTGTCGTGGACCAGCTCGCGGCCGAGGATCACCACCAGGCCCGGGTCGCGGCGGTGCCAGGGATCGATCAGGCTGCTGACCACGTCGAACACCAGGGCGTCGAGGTTCTTGTAGTCGGCGTCGGCGCCGTTGCCGACTACCACCTTGCCGGCGGCCTTCCCTTCCTTCAGTACCCGTGCCGGAGCGTTGGTGCGGTACTGCTGGAACCAGCCAATGTTCACGTCCTGCAGCAGCGGGTTGGCGGCGCGGTTGGTGGTAGCCGCGGCGCTGGTACCGTTGAAGCCGATCATCAGGCGGTCGAGGGCCTGGCGCTTGAGAATCGCGTCGCGCAGCAGGGCCTGGAACTCCGGGAACTTGGCCCAGGCGTCGAGCATGGCGTAGGTGATGGCGGTGTCGAAATCGGTGTGCTTGCACTCGTAGCGCTGGTTGTCGAGCGTGGACACGTCACGCGGCTTGCGTACACCGTCGCCGGTGGTATCGGTACGGCTGGCGATGGTGCCGCTGACGCCGATGCCGATCTTCTCGCCTTGCAGCTCGTCGACGCCGTAGACGTTGATCTGCTTCAGGAACTCGCTGGACTCCTGAATACGTTGCTCCAGCTTCTGCTGGACACTCGGCTCGACGGCGAAGGTCTGGACGGCGGAGTTCACGCCGTTGAGCTTGGCGAGCTGCGCCAGGTAGGCGTCGAACTGTTTGCGGGTTTCGTTGCGCATGGTGCTTTTCCTTTGGATACCGGGGCGGGGGACGGTTAGCAGTCGGTCAGGGCGACACTGCCGCCACCGGTGACCGGGGGCCGCTGCTGTTGGCTGTGGTCCCGGGTGCTATCGAGGGTGCTCTTGAGGTCCGCCAGTTCCTTGGTGACCTTGTCCAGTTGGCTGGCCAGTTGCTGGGTCTGCTTCTTCTGCTCGCCGAGTTGCTCGCCCAGGTCGCGGCTGTGTTCGGCGATCGCTTCGACGGCCTCGCCGACCTGGCCGAACTCGGCTTGGGTGCGGGCTTCCTTGCCCTTGAGCAGTTCCTTGACCTTGGTGAACAGCGCCGCGCCGACCGAGGGCTTTTCCTCGTATTCCTCGAACTCGAGGGTGCCCTCTTCGGCAGCGCTGAACAGCGTGTCGGGGTTGGTCTTGCGGCTGGCGAGAGTCCCGTTCTTGGCGCTGAAGGACAGCGCCTCGGTGCCCAGGCTGGCGGGTGAGTCGGTGATGGCCAGGCCGACCAAGTAGGCCTTGCCGGTGTCGGCGAACTTGGGATCGATCTCGACCGAGGTGTAGACCTTCTGCCGCTGCTTGTTCAGTTCCAGCAGCGCCTGGTTGGGCTCCAGTTGGGCGAAGAGTGCGAGCTTCTTCTGCCCGTTGATGTCGATCTCTTCCGCCTTGCACGCCAGCACGTCGCCATAGGCGCCGAACTCACCAGCCGGCCAGGCCCACTTGATGTGCTCGCAGTTGATCCGCGCGCCGTAGGTGTTCGGGTCGTACTGCGCGGCCATCTGCTCGATCCAGTCGCGCTCGATGTTGCGGCCGTCCGTGGTCGCCCCTTCGACGGCGATGCGGAACCATTTGCTGCGGAATTTCTTCATGCCGGGAGTCCTCAATGCGGCTGATGCGGGGTGCATGGCAATGAGGGGCATGTTCGGGACGCGCGCGCGGCCCAGCAATCACGCGGGATTGTAGGGGGCGGAGCTACAAGGGGCGGCGCTACTGAGGGGCGAGGGTGGGCGGCAGCATCTGCGCCATGAACGCTGCCGTCGAAATTCCCATCCGTGACAACCGTCGCCAGGCCAAATTCCTGTACTGGATGGGTTGGCGTGTCTGCGACATCGCCGATCACCTGGGCGAGAAGGACAAGACCCTTCACTCATGGAAGGACCGCGACGGATGGGACCGGGCCGACAGCGTAGAACGGATCGGAGGCGCCCTGGAAGCCCGGTTGGTTCAGTTGATCCTGAAGGACGGCAAGACCGGCGGTGACTACAAGGAAATCGACCTGCTGCATCGGCAGCTTGAGCGCCAGGCGCGGATCCAGCGCTACCAGGGCGGTGGTACCGAAACCGACCTGAACCCCGAGCTTGCCAAGCGTAACGAAGGTCCCAAGCGCAAGCCGAAGCGCAACGACATCAGCGAGGAACTGACCGAGAAGCTGGTCGAGGCCTTCCTCGACGGTTGCTTCGACTACCAGAAAGACTGGTACCGCGCGGGCAATCAGCGAACACGCGTGATTCTCAAGTCGCGACAGATCGGCGCCACGTTCTACTTCGCCCGCGAGGCGCTGATCGACGCGCTGGAAACGGGGCGCAACCAGATATTCCTGTCGGCCAGCAAGGCCCAGGCGCACATCTTCAAGGCTTATATCCAGGCCTTCGCGCGCGATGCGGTAGGTGTCGAACTGAAGGGCGACCCGATCATCCTGCCGAACGGCGCGGAACTGCACTTCCTCGGTACCAACGCGCGGACTGCCCAGGGTTACCACGGTAACTTCTACTTCGACGAGTTCTTCTGGACGTTCAAGCTCAAGGAGTTGAACAAGGTCGCCAGTGGTATGGCGATGCAGAAGCGCTACCGCCGGACCTACTTCTCGACGCCCAGCTCGATGGCGCATGAGGCCTACGCATTCTGGACTGGCGAGCGCTTCAACAAGGGCAAGCCGGCCGCCGATCGCATCAAGATCGACGTAAGTCATGACGCCCTGCAGCAAGGGCGACTGTGCGAGGACCGCATCTGGCGCCAGATCGTTACGATCCTCGATGCCGAGGCCCGTGGCTGCGACCTGTTCGACATCGACGAGCTGCGTCTCGAGTACGACGCCGAGGCTTTCCAGAACCTGCTGATGTGCCAGTTCGTCGACGACGGCGCGAGCATTTTCCCGCTGACCATGCTGCAACCATGCATGGTCGATAGCTGGGACCTGTGGTCGGAGGACTACAAGCCGTTCGCGCTGCGGCCGTTCGGTGATCGCCAGGTGTGGCTGGGCTATGACCCCGCCGAGACGGGCGACACCGCGGGTCTGGTGGTGGTGGCGCCGCCGGCGGTACCGGGCGGAAAGTTCCGCGTGCTGGAGCGCCATCAGTTCCGCGGCAAGGACTTCGCAGAGCAGGCCGAGTTCATCCGCAAGGTGACCCAGCGCTACTGGGTCACCTACATCGGCGTCGACACCACCGGCATGGGGTCTGGCGTCGCGCAGCTGGTGCGCCAGTTCTTCCCGGGGGTGCGCACCTTCAGCTACTCGCCCGAGGTGAAGACGCAGTTGGTCATGAAGGCCTGGTCGGTGATCAAGAACGGCCGCCTCGAATTCGACGCCGGCTGGACCGACCTAGCCCAGGCGCTGATGGCTATCCGCAAGACCATCACGGCCGGTGGGCGCCAGTTCACCTACACCGCCGGCCGCAACGACAACACCGGCCACGCCGATCTGGCCTGGGCGCTATTCCACGCATTGCAGAACGAGCCGCTCGAGGGGCAGACCCCCGCGAATACCGGGCGCATGGAGATTTTTTGA